CGATGAACCTGAAGATCTACTTAAACCCGATGTACCGTTTGTTCCTGAAGAACCGCTTGATGCACTCGATCCGCTTAATTGTGATAAACCTGAGTTACCAGCGGTACCTGAAGTACCAGTTGTACCTGAGCTAGCTGAAGAACCAGCAGACCCTGAAGAACCGCTTAATTGTGACAAACCTGATGTACCTGCGGTACCGCTTGTTGCGGAACTACCAGAAGTTGCTGAAGAACCTGAATTTGCGGATGCACCATTTGTACCGTTTGTACCTGTAGACCCACTAGAACCTGATGTACCCGAAGATCTACTCAATGCCGATGCCCCATCAGTACCTGCTGATCCTGAACTACCTGAACTACCTGAAGTTCCAGAAGTTGCTGAAGTTCCAGCCGATCCTGAAGAACCTGATAATTGAGATAAACCATTTGTACCAGCTGTACCTGAAGTTGCAGAAGAACCACTTGATCCTGAAGATCCAGAGTTTGCAGAAGCACCAACAGTACCGCTTGTACCACTTGATCCTGAAGAACCTGAAGTTCCAGCAGAACCACTATTATTTGAAGAACCTGAAGTTCCAGTTGTACCAGTTGTACCTGAAGAAGCGCTTGTACCAGATGAACCAGAGTTAGCTGAAGCACCATTTGTACCGCTTGTACCAGTTGTACCGCTTGTTGCAGAAGAACCTGAAGTTGCGCTTAAACCACTATTACCTGCATTACCTGAAGTACCGTTTGTACCAGTTGATCCGCTTGATCCTGAAGAACCAGAAGTTCCTGAAGATTTACTTAATGCAGAAGCACCGTCTGTACCAGCTGAACCTGAAGATCCACTTGATCCAGATGTACCTGAAGTAGCTGAAGTTCCAGCAGAACCCGATGAACCACTCAATTGAGACAAACCAGAAGTACCAGCTGTGCCTGAGGTTGCGGATGAACCAGAAGTTGCTGAAGACCCTGAATTTGCGGATGCACCATTTGTACCAGCTGATCCTGAAGATCCACTTGAACCTGATGTACCACTTGATTTACTTAATGCCGATTGACCATCTGTACCTGATGTACCAGTTGAACCGCTTGAACCAGACGTTCCTGAAGTATCTGATGTAGCTGATTGTCCATCCGTACCTGAAGTACCAGACGTTCCAGCTGTTGCTGAAGAACCAGACAATCTTGATAAACCTGATGTACCAACTGTTCCTGAAGTTGCAGATGAACCTGAAGTTGCTGAAGAACCACTATTTGCTGATTGACCACTTGTACCAGCAGAACCTGAAGATCCTGAAGATCCTGATGTACCACTAGTTGCTGAAGAACCAGCGGATCCAGCACTACCGCTTAATTGTGATAAACCACTTGTACCAGCTGTACCTGAAGTAGCGGAAGAACCTGATGTTGCTGAACTACCAGAGTTTGCAGAAGCACCATTTGTACCCGCAGTTCCAGTTGATCCTGATGAACCAGAGGTACCACTTGATTTACTTAAAGCGGATGCTCCATCAGTACCAGCCGATCCTGAAGACCCGCTTGATCCAGAAGTTCCTGAAGTTGCTGATGTACCAGCGGATCCACTTGACCCACTCAATTGTGACAACCCTGATGTACCAGCGGTTCCTGAGGTAGCTGAACTACCTGAAGTTGCGGATGAACCACTATTTGCGGCTAAACCTGAAGTACCATTAGAACCTGTAGAACCAGAAGATGCTGATGTACCAGAAGATGCTGATAATGCACTTAAACCTGAAGAACCTGCGGTTCCTGACGTTGCTGAAGAACCTGAACTACCAGCAGAACTGCTTAACGCTGAACTACCAGAGGTACCTGTTGTACCACTTGTTGCGGAACTACCGCTTGTCGCAGAAGAACCGCTATTTGCAGCTAAACCTGAAGTACCATTTGTACCAGTAGAACCTGAAGATCCACTTGAACCAGATGTACCTGAAGATTTACTTAATGCTGACGCACCATCAGTACCCGCACTACCTGAAGAACCAGAAGAACCTGATGTTCCTGAAGTCGCAGATGTACCCGCTGAACCAGAAGAACCACTTAATTGAGACAATCCTGATGTACCAACTGTACCTGAAGTTGCGGATGAACCAGAAGAAGCTGAAGTTCCTGAAGAAGCTGAAGCCCCACTAGAACCAGCTGAACCAGTTGACCCACTTGTTCCTGAGGTTGCGGATGAACCCGCAGAACCTGAAGAACCACTATTAGCTGAAGAACCAACTGTACCAGTAGTACCTGATGTACCACTTGATGCGCTTGTTCCTGATGAACCTGAATTTGAACTTAATCCTGAAGTACCATTTGTACCTGAAGTTGCTGAAGATCCGCTTGACGCTGATGTCCCTGAAGACGCTGATGCTCCCGAAGAACCGTTAGAACCTGTAGAACCAGAGGTACCACTTGTTGCTGAACTACCAGAAGACGCTGATAAACCAGATGAACCTGCGGTTCCTGAAGTTGCTGAAGATCCTGATGAAGCTGAACTACCAGAATTAGCTGATAAACCTGAGGTACCATTTGTACCTGAAGTTGCTGAAGAACCAGCTGTACCACTTGTTGCTGAAGACGCTGAAGCTCCTGATGAACCACTTGTTCCTGTAGAACCAGCTGTACCGCTTGTTGCTGAACTACCAGAAGATGCTGACAACCCACTTGAACCAGCTGAGCCAGAAGTTGCGGATGATCCTGATGTAGCAGAGCTACCACTATTTGCACTCAACCCTGATGTACCATTTGTTCCACTTGTAGCTGAACTACCAGAAGAAGCGGATGTACCTGAAGAAGCTGAAGCACCTGAAGCACCAGCTGTACCGCTTGAACCAGAGGTACCTGAAGTTGCAGAAGAACCACTTGAAGCACTTAAACCTGAAGAACCAGCTGTACCTGAAGTAGCGGAGCTACCTGAAGTCGCTGAGGATCCGCTTAATGCGCTTAAACCACTTGTACCATTTGTTCCTGAAGTTGCGGATGAACCAGAAGATGCTGATGTACCTGAAGAAGCTGAAGCTCCTGATGACCCTACTGAACCTGAAGAACCTGATGTTCCTGACGTAGCAGAACTACCAGAACTTGCACTCAATCCTGAAGAACCTGCGGTTCCTGAAGTTGCTGAGGATCCTGATGTGGCAGAGCTACCACTATTTGAAGATAGACCTGACGTACCAGCTGTTCCTGAAGTAGCGGAGCTACCTGAAGAACCTGATGAACCAGAACTATTACTATTTCCACTCGAACCTGCGGTTCCTGAAGAAGCTGAACTTCCTGAAGAACCCGATGTACCACTAGTTGCAGATGACCCACTTGTAGCGGATGATCCAGAATTAGCAGCTAAACCTGAAGTACCATTTGTACCTGAAGTTGCTGAAGATCCGCTTGACGCTGATGTCCCTGAAGATGCGCTTAAACCTGAAGAACCAGCTGATCCAGCTGAACCTGATGTTCCTGACGTAGCAGAACTACCAGAAGATGCGCTTAAACCTGAACTACCTGATGTACCGCTTGTAGCAGAGCTACCTGAGGTTGCAGAAGAACCTGAATTAGAACTCAACCCTGATGTACCATTTGTTCCTGAAGTTGCGGATGAACCAGAAGATGCTGATGTACCTGAAGAAGCTGAAGCTCCTGATGAACCAGCGGAACCACTTGTTCCCGAAGTACCAGAAGATGCTGAACTACCAGAAGATGCACTTAAACCTGAAGAACCAGCTGTACCTGAAGTTGCAGAAGAACCAGAGGAAGCTGATGACCCACTATTTGAGGCTAAACCTGAAGTACCATTTGTTCCACTTGTAGCTGAACTACCAGAAGAAGCTGATGTACCAGAAGAAGCTGAAGCCCCTGAAGAACCTGATGTACCAGATGATCCTGAAGTAGCGGAAGTTCCTGAAGAACCCGCTGAACCAGAGCTACCACTATTTGCGGCTAAACCAGAAGTACCATTTGTACCTGAAGTTGCGGAAGAACCAGAAGAAGCTGAAGTTCCTGAAGAAGCTGATGCTCCCGAAGAACCGTTAGAACCTGTAGAACCAGATGTTCCACTTGTTGCTGAAGATCCAGAAGAAGAACTTAAACCTGAAGAACCAACTGTTCCTGAGGTTGCGGATGAACCTGATGTTCCTGAAGAACCAGAGTTACTAGATAAACCGCCAGTACCATTTGTACCCGTAGAACCGCTTGAACCAGATGTTGCTGAAATAGCAGAAATACCATCAGCACCATCAACACCGCTTGAACCAGATGTACCTGAAGAACCCGAAGAACCTGATGTTTTACTTGAACCAGCTAAACCGCTTGTACCTGTCGTACCTGAAGTCGCAGATGTACCTGAAGTTGCAGAAGAACCACTATTTGAAGATAATCCTGAAGTACCGTTTGTTCCTGAAGTTGCTGAAGATCCGCTTGATGCAGATGTTCCTGATGTTGAAGAAACACCGCTTGATCCAGCTGTACCAGAAGTTGCTGAAGAACCTGAGGTTGCTGAACTACCAGAAGATGCAGATAAACCCGAAGATCCTGATGTACCACTTGTAGCAGAACTACCTGAGGTTGCAGAAGAACCACTATTTGAAGATAAACCCGAAGTACCGTTTGTTCCTGAAGTTGCAGAAGAACCAGATGATGCAGACGTACCTGAAGTTGCTGAAGCACCTGAAGAACCAGCGCTACCTGTTGATCCTGATGTTCCTGATGTAGCACTTGATCCAGCTGAACCAGAAGACGCACTTAAACCAGAAGTACCAACTGTACCAGAAGTTGCTGAAGAACCTGAAGAAGCTGAAGCGCCAGAATTACCACCAGTTCCTGAAGTTCCTGAAGAACCACTTGAACCAGATGAGAATGATAATCTACTTTGACCAGCAACACCAGTTGTACCATTTGTACCAGAAGAACCAGAAGAACCTGAAGTTTCACTTAAACCACTGTTTGAACTAGCACCATTTGTACCGCTAGAACCTGAGGTTGCAGAAGAACCTGAGGTTGCGCTTGAACCACTATTTGCGGCTAAACCAGAAGTACCGATTGTACCTGAAGTTGCAGACGAACCTGAAGATGCTGCTGAACCTGATGACCCACTTTCACCACTTGAACCATTAGAACCTGATGTTCCTGAAGAACCAGCTGTTCCTGAAGAGGCTGAGTCGCCAGAACTTCCTGATGTTCCAGTAGAGCCTGAAGCACCACTTGAACCAGATGTTCCAGTAGAACCGTTATCACCAGAAGAACCGTTTGTTCCTGAAGAACCAGAAGCGCCTGATTCACCATTTAAACCATTTATACCTGAAGAACCTGAAGATCCAGTTGACCCTGAAGACCCACTTTCACCACTTTCACCTGAAGTACCAAAACTACCACCATCACCAGATGTACCATCGCTACCTGTAGAACCAGATTCACCCGATTGACCAGATGTCCCAAATGAGCCATCATTACCCGAAGATCCATCGCTACCTGTAGAACCAGATTCACCACTTATTCCTGAAGTTCCTGAAGAACCGTTATCACCGCTTGTACCATCCGATCCTGTACTACCACTTTCACCGCTTATTCCTGATGTACCGTTAGAACCTTCGTTTCCTGATGTACCATCTGATCCAGTTGAACCTGATTCACCACTTATTCCTGAAGTTCCTGAAGAACCGTTATCACCGCTTGTACCATTTGAACCAGTTGACCCAGAGTCGCCACTTACACCCGATGTACCATTAGAACCATCATTACCTGATGTACCATCTGAACCAGTTGAACCGCTTTCACCTGATAAACCACTTGTACCGTTAGATCCGTTATTACCTGATGTGCCATCACTACCCGTGCTACCACTTTCACCTGATACACCAGAAGTTCCACTTGAACCATTATCACCAGAAGAACCATCTGAACCAGTTGATCCCGATTCTCCACTTATACCAGAGGTTCCGTTGGAGCCATCATCACCTGAAGAACCGTTAGTTCCTGAAGAACCTGAAGCTCCGCTTTCACCATTTAAACCATTTATACCTGAAGAACCTGAAGATCCAGTTGATCCCGAAGACCCACTTTCGCCAGATTGGCCAGATGTTCCAAATGAACCATCATTACCTGAAGAACCATCTGATCCAGAGGATCCAGACTCACCTGATATACCAGATGTTCCAAATGAACCATCATTACCTGAAGATCCATCGCTACCTGTGGAACCAGATTCACCCGATTGACCAGATGTACCGTAAGACCCATCAGCCCCACTTGATCCATCTGACCCAGTTGATCCAGACTCACCACTTATTCCCGAAGTCCCTGAAGATCCGTCATTACCTGATGTGCCATCACTACCAGTTGAACCTGATTCTCCACTTATTCCTGAAGTTCCATTTGAACCATTATCACCGCTACTACCATCACTACCAGTTGATCCAGACTCACCACTTATTCCTGAAGTCCCATTAGATCCGTCATTACCTGAAGATCCGTCTGAACCAGTTGAACCACTTTCACCTGATTGACCTGAAGTTCCGTTGGAACCATCGTTACCTGAAGACCCATCTGAACCAGTAGACCCAGATTCACCACTTATACCAGAGGTTCCAAAACTACCGTTAGCTCCTGAAGAACCGTCTGAACCAGTTGAACCTGATTCACCACTTATACCAGAGGTTCCGTTAGAACCGTTATCACCAGAAGAACCGTTAGTTCCTGAAGAACCTGAAGCTCCGCTTTCACCATTTAAACCATTTATACCTGAAGAACCTGAAGATCCAGTTGATCCTGAGGATCCCGATTCACCACTTTCACCTGAAGTACCAAAACTACCGTCAGCTCCTGAAGAACCATCACTACCCGTGCTACCACTTTCACCTGATTGACCAGATGTTCCTGAAGAACCGTCATTACCTGAAGATCCGTCTGAACCTGTGCTACCACTTTCACCGCTTATCCCTGATGTTCCAAATGAACCATCCGCTCCTGAAGAACCATCTGACCCAGTTGATCCAGACTCACCACTTATTCCTGAAGTACCATTAGATCCGTCATTACCAGATGTACCATCTGATCCAGTAGACCCAGATTCACCTGATTGGCCAGAGGTTCCAAATGAACCGTCAGCCCCACTTGATCCATCGGATCCTGTAGAACCAGATTCACCTGATTGGCCAGAAGTACCAAAAGATCCATCATTACCTGAAGAACCTGAAGATCCAGTTGATCCCGATTCTCCACTTATTCCTGAAGTTCCATTAGATCCGTCATTACCTGAAGATCCGTCTGAACCTGTGCTACCACTTTCACCACTTATTCCTGAAGTCCCATTTGAGCCATTATCGCCTGATGTACCATCTGAACCAGTTGATCCTGACTCGCCAGATTGGCCAGAAGTACCAAAAGATCCATCATTACCTGAAGACCCATCTGATCCAGTAGACCCAGATTCACCCGATTGACCAGAGGTTCCAAATGAACCATCATTACCTGAAGACCCATCTGAACCTGTGCTACCGCTTTCACCCGATTGACCAGAAGTACCATTTGATCCGTCATTACCTGAAGAACCATTGGATCCGTTTGATCCCGATTCACCACTTATTCCTGAAGTTCCATCAACACCATCAACACCATCAACACCATTTGTACCAGAAGTACCACTTTCACCTGATGTACCAGATTCACCCGATGAACCACTTTCACCAGATTGGCCAGATGTACCGTTAGAACCATCCGCTCCTGAAGAACCATCTGAACCAGTAGACCCAGATTCACCACTTATACCAGAGGTTCCTGAAGAACCGTCATTACCACTACTACCATCACTACCAGTTGAACCAGATTCCCCTGAAGTCCCGTTAACGCCTGTTGTACCAGAATCACCGTCCGAACCGTTAGTTCCTGAAGAACCTGAAGCTCCGCTTTCACCATTTAAACCATTTATACCTGAAGAACCTGAAGACCCAGTTGATCCTGAAGACCCACTTTCGCCAGATTCACCTGAAGTTCCATTTGAACCATTATCACCACTACTACCATCACTACCTGTACTACCACTTTCTCCACTTACCCCTGAAGTTCCTGAAGAACCATCATTACCTGATGATCCATCTGATCCTGTACTACCGCTTTCACCACTTATACCTGAAGTTCCGTTGGAACCATCGTTACCGCTTTCACCTGATGTACCATTACTGCCTGATTCACCAGAAATACCTGAAGTACCAAAACTACCATCATTACCACTTGACCCATCTGATCCTGTTGATCCCGATTCACCACTTATACCAGAGGTTCCGTTAGAACCACTTTCTCCACTTATTCCTGAAGTTCCTGAAGAACCATCATTACCACTAGATCCGTCAGACCCTGTTGAACCTGATTCACCAGAAATACCTGAAGTACCAAAACTACCGTCAGCTCCTGAAGAACCATCTGATCCTGTTGACCCAGATTCACCAGAAATACCAGAAGTTCCATTGGAACCATCGGCACCACTTTCACCTGAAGTACCAGTTGACCCTGATTCACCTGAAACACCTGAAGTACCATTAGAACCATCGTTACCGCTTATCCCACTTGTGCCATCAACACCATCAACACCATCAATACCATTTGTACCAGAAGTACCAGATTGACCACTCGTACCATCATTTCCTGTGCTACCAGATTCACCTGATATACCTGATGTTCCATTTGAACCATCCGCTCCTGAAGAACCATCTGAACCAGTACTACCAGATTCACCACTTACTCCTGAAGTCCCTGAAGATCCGTCATTACCTGATGTGCCATCACTACCAGTTGAACCTGATTCACCACTTATACCAGAGGTTCCGTTGGAACCATCTGCTCCTGAAGAACCGTCAGAGCCAGTTGAACCACTTTCTCCACTTATTCCTGAAGTTCCTGAAGAACCATCATTACCACTTTCACCTGATGTGCCATTACTACCACTTTCTCCACTTAAACCTGAGGTTCCGTTACTACCATCATTACCCGATGTACCATCTGATCCTGTTGACCCAGATTCGCCAGACATCCCCGAAGTTCCGTTGGAGCCATCGGCACCGCTTTCACCTGAAGTACCAGTGCTACCTGATTCACCACTTATCCCTGAAGTTCCTGAAGAACCATCATTACCACTACTACCATCACTACCATTACTACCTGATTCTCCAGAAACACCAGATGTACCATCAGAACCACTCAAACCCGAATAACCTGAAGTACCAGCTGTACCAGAAGTACCTGTTAATAAAGGTGAATATGAATATTCACCAGTAGCTGCATTAAACGACACAAAATAGTTCGGTGAACTATTTTCGGTCATTCCTGTAACAAATAACTCATTTAAAATATAAACACCCTTAAGATCTTGGGTGTTTTCCCACTGTCCAGTGGTATCGTTCCAAACTAAAATGTCCCCTTCATTGGGGCCACTAATTACAACGTCAGATAGATCATCTATTCCAAGATTTTCTATAACGTCTTTTATATTTTGGAAGTTAGCATCTAATTCCGCATAGGATAGTGCCCTTCCTAGATCGTCTCTAAGATAAATTGTTACTGTTGCCATTTATATATGTTAGTTTAAACTACTAACATATAAATAGTATCAAATACTAATAAGGCAACAGTAACAACGTTTTTTTTTACTATTTTTTTATTCTGTGATGTTAACGTTTATTTTTTCACTCTTAATATTATAAGTTAAACTTATTTTACCAGATTTAGGCATTTGTTTACGTAACATTTCGTCTGAAATCGGGTCCTCTACATATTTCTGTATGGTTCTTTGGATTTCCCTAGCCCCGTATAGTTTATTAAAACCTTTTTCCAAAATAAATTCTTTAGATTTTTTATCAATTTTAAATGTAAACCCAACATTTTTTAAGTGATTTTCAAAATCCTTTAATTGTAAATCAATAATTTTAACAACATCATCTTGTGTTAGATAATTAAAATAAACAATTTCATCCAAACGATTAATAAATTCTGGTTTAAAAGTTTTCTTAAGGTTTTTTTCAATAATACTTTTTGAGTTTACAATCGCATCCGCTTCAGAATCATTAAAACCGATTTTAGTACCAAAATCTTGAACCTCTTTCAAACCGATATTTGATGTCATGATGATAATGGTATTTTTGAAATTAATTTTTCTACCGTTAGCATCGGTTAAATAACCCTCATCAAGTAATTGAAGCATAACATTGAAAATATCTGGGTGAGCCTTTTCAATCTCATCAAATAAAACCAAAGAATATGGTTTATTTTTAACTTTCTCCGTTAATTGACCACCTTCGTTATACCCAACATAACCTGGGGGTGCCCCAATTAACTTACTAATATTAAATTTTTCGGAGTATTCGGACATATCGACACGGATAATAGCATCTTGAGTACCAAAAACTTTTTCAGCTAAACATTTTGCTAATTCTGTTTTACCAACACCAGTTGGTCCAATAAATAAGAATGAACCGATTGGTTTAGATTGTTTTCTAATACCAGTTCTATTTCTTTTGATTGATGAAACAACTTTATCGATTGCATCTGATTGACCAATAACACAATTAGCCAATTCACCATCCATTGATAATAATCTTGTTACCTCATTCTCAGAGACTTTACTAACAGGTATACCCGTCATCATTGATACTACTTCGGAGATCATATCATCCGTCACAATATTTCTTTTATCATTAATCGATAACTTCCACATTGAATTTTCTTTATCTAACTCGGTAAGAATTTTTTTCTCTTGATCACGAAGCTGCGCTGCCTGCTCAAAATTTTGGGTTTTAACAACTTGTTGTTTTTGATCCTTAATCTCTTTTAACTTAAGTTCAAGATCCTTTATTTTTTGTGGTGCCTTAACCGCCACCTGAGTTCTTGAACCAGCCTCATCCATGATATCGATAGCCTTATCAGGGAATTCCCTGTTTGTGATATAACGATCAGCCAATGCGATAATTTCATCAATAGCCTCTTCAGTGTATGTTACTTTATGGAAATCTTCGTATTTCTCTTTAATATTCATAAGGATTTCTTTAGTCTCACTTAAGATTGGTGGGTTAACCATAACTTTTTGGAATCTTCTATCTAAAGCACCATCCTTTTCAATATGCTCACGATATTCATCAAGAGTTGTTGCACCAATACATTGGAGTTCTCCACGGGCTAATGCGGGTTTAAATACGTTTGCAGCGTCTAACGAACCCGATGAATTACCAGCACCAACAATTGTATGTAATTCATCAATGAAAAGAATCACATTTGGGTTATCTTTAGCCTCATCAACAATAGCTTTAATTCTCTCCTCAAACTGACCACGATATTTTGTACCAGCAACCAACGATGTCATATCTAATGTTACAACACGTTTGTTCATTAGAGGCCTTGGGCAATCACCGTTCGCAATTTTAATTGCTAAACTTTCAGCGATAGCTGTCTTACCAACACCTGGATCACCAATAAGAATCGGGTTATTTTTCTTTCTTCTTGTTAAAATTTGACAAACCCTCTCAACCTCAGATGCACGACCTATTACAGGATCTAATTTACCTTCTTGTGCTAAAACAGTTAAATCACGACCAAAATTATCTAATGTCGGTGTTTTTGATTTAATATTTTTATTTGCCTCGTTTAATGGTTTCCTATCTCTAGGTAACTCATCATCATTAGAGAATACGCTGGCTTGTGGTGTTGATAATTGTTTAATTTTCTTAGCGATAAAAGTTTTTGTTAAACCATATTCCTTAAAAAGTTTAACAATCGCATTATCTTTTTCCATTGAGATTAGAAAGAAAAGCTCAACAGTGATGTAGTCGGTTGGCTTTTTCCTTACGATACACTCTTTAATTATTTCTTGAAGATCTGACTCAAAAGGTAAGATACCATCTTGTTTACCATTAGATGAATCGGAAAGCCTCTTATTAATGTCATTTAAGTCATTAACCATCACATCAAAATCCAATACTTTGTTTTTGACAACCTCATAAATCATATTCTCAGTAGTAAGGATACCGAATATAACATGTTGTAACCTAAGCATCGAGTCATCATACTTAATTGCCACGGATTGCCCCCTAGTAAAGGCGCTTCTTAACTCATTTGTCATTCTTTCTTTCATGTGCGAATATATATTTTATGCAAAGATAGTAATAATCTTGACATAACCAAACTTTTTTCCTACTTTTGTTAAAAATAAATATTATGGGGAAAACAACAATCTATTTTAAGGACGGTAATTTTATCGAATACTCCGATCAGGATGTAAACAATGTTGTATCTATGATAAGTGGTAACCATTTAATTGTAACAACAAAGTCAACAGAAGAAACTGATAATGGGCCAGTTATCATTAATAATACAATTGTATATGAGTTGGATAAGATAAAAAACTTTGTAAAAATAACACCAACAATAAAATTTAACATCGAAGAAGATCATGTCAGTAACAAGTAAACAGTATTTGGGTGAAAACGTAGTAGTTTCGTATGAAAGCTCAAATATCAAAGAAGGTAAGTACAATACAAACACTAAAAAACTACAAGTAACATTTAATAATGGTGCAATTTATGAGTATGATGATGTGCCCCATGAAACATTTGCCGCAATGAATTTAGCTGAAAGTCAGGGTAAATATTTTAACGCTAATATAGCAAAAGCATACACCTATAGAAAAATTTAACCTATGTACGTTGATATAAGATATGAGTCAAGAGCCAACATAACCTTTCATAACATGGCTAAGGTTTCCATACGTGGTAACCAAAATTACCTTGTTAAATGGTATTATAATGATGAGTTTTTTGGTGAAATGTTTTTAAACGGTGGAACCTGGGGAGCCTATCCGATGAATGAAATAGGGCATTGGAAAATTGAATTTTGGCAAGAGGGTAGATTAGTCTACACTTACACCAACATGCTAGAAAAAAACAATATCTTAATATTGTTTGAAAATGACGGTAACGATTTTGGCGAATTTGCTAAAAAAGTTAAAGAATATTCAGATGACCTATCCGATAGATACGGTTGTAATACGTTTGTTTTTTTTAAAAATTCAGAATTATGTGATTTTAGTGAGCATAAAGGTATTCCATTAAGATTAAACGATGATATTAACAGTTTTAAAATTATTTATAACAAAAAATTATGACGGATAATTTAATTAAAATATACGAAAAAGCCATCCCAAAAGAAGTTTGTGAGTTTATAATAAATGAGTTTGAAACTTCTAAAAATCAAATGGAAGGTATTAGTGGGGCTGGTGTAAATAAGTTGGTAAAATCCTCAACAGATTTGATGATCCATTTAAATTTAGACAACCCAAATTGGTTATACATTTATGATTACTTGAGAGAAAATTTATTAGGTAATTTGGTTGATTACATTGAATGTAACAGTTTCATGACAATGACAGGTGGTTTTGCCACTAAAGCTTCTGCCGTTAGGACGGCCCAATCTTGTTACATGGCTGGTAGTAACGGCCAACCCCACATGCAAATGCAGAGGTACATTGACGACCAAGGTTATTACGCTTGGCACCACGAAAATGAGGGTGGAACAACATCAAAAAGGGAGTTGTTTTTTATCTACTATTTAAATGATGTTGATAGTGGTGGTGAGACCGAATTCAAGTTCAACCCACTTAAAGTCAACCCAGAAGTTGGTAAATTAGTTATAGCACCAGCTTTATGGACACATAAACATCGTGGTAACCCACCGCAAAATGGTCAGTATAAATATATCATCACTGGTTGGATTGAAAAAAAGGATGAACACTATATTTCTGAAGAATTTGAGGAAGATTACCTAATTTAACCGAAAATACAGATATTTATCTGATATGGACAATATTTTAAAAAGTTTTACTGTTCGACCTAGCTTATATTCAGATATTTGGGAAAACCCGTCATCTGATAATTTTAAGGAAATAAAACTTAAAAAAGAGATTAGAGAACGTTTAATTGCGATAGCAAAAGATTTTATTGAAAGTTTTGGTATTGATAGTTTTGCTATTGAAGATATTTTGTTTGTTGGTAGTTTAGCTAATTACAATTGGTCAGAGTATTCTGATATTGATTTACACATTGTTGTAGATAAAAAAGCTGTTAATGATGATAATATTTTAGTTGATGAATTTTTTACGGCTAAAAAAGAGTTATATAACCTAAAACATGATATAAAAATCAAGGGGTTTGATGTTGAGTTATATGTCCAGGATGTTGAAGAGGTTTTGGATGCAGCCGATGGTATATATAGCATACTTTATAGTAAATGGAGAAAAGAACCCAGTAAACAAAAACCAGAGATAAATAAAAAAGATATTGTTAAAAAGGTAAAAGAATTTGATAAAAAATTAAACGACATCGCCAATGAAAAAGATGCGGATGCTAAGATTTTAAAATTAAAAAAATTAAAAGAAAAGATTAGAGCATATAGAAAAAGCGGTTTAAACTCAACGGGTGAGTTCAGTACTGAGAATTTGGTTTTTAAATATTTAAGAAGATCTGGGTATATGGATAAATTAGCTGATATGGGTATTGATGTCAAAGATGAATTTTTATCCCTAGAAAATCTGGAATATTGATATTTTCCTCTTTTTGCTTATATTTATAAGAAGAATAATTATTTTAAATAACTAAGATATGAAACCAATAGGTTCTGAAAAAATAGAAAACGTAGACGATAAATTAGCTAGGATCTTAGAGATTGCTGGTATTAAAAAAGAATTGGTTACTGAAAGTGCGCCAGTTCTTGGTCATTTGTCTAATGTATTACACGAAGCCGTAGCGGCTAACGGTACCGAATATGGTATTGTACAAGAAGAAAAACACGTTTACATTAAAACTAAAAATGAAAACGGTGAATATGATTATTTAACAGGTGTTCAAAACATTCATGAGCATTCTTACAAATCATACGCTGATGCTTTAAAACACTTAAATATGATGTTTAGAGAAATTAACGAATCTGTTGATTTTAAAGAAAACATCGATGTTTTAAAAAAAAAAGTATAACTGAGCGTTATATCCTAAAACTTAAGAATACTGGTACCGCACCAGCAACCGATACAACGGTTGATTCGGGCATTGATACCACAGCTGCACCATCGGAAGAACCTGCGGATTTAGCCACAGATTTCTCAACTGAAACACCAGCTGATACAGCTGTCGATACAACTACAGACCCAGCATTAGATCCAGCCGCTGCAACCGCAGAAGAACCAGCTCAAGAAACTGGGGCTGAAAACACTGATGAACCAATTTTAAAAACGGTTCAAAAACTCACTGGTAAATTAACCCAAAAAATGAGAGATGGTTCTCAGGAATTAGAATCAAAAGATTATAAATACGTTGTTAATTCAATCTTATCTGCAATCGATATGACAAAGATAACAGAAGAAGATATGAATGATATGTTAAATAAACTTCAAAATAAAGATTCTGAAGATACAACAGAAGCCGAACCAACAGCTGAACCAGGTGCTGAAGAAATGGCACCAGAACAACCAGTTCAAGAACAACCAAAAGATTATTTAAGAAGAATACATAAATCAGTTGTGGACGAATTTCTAAATGAAATAAATAAATAATAAAATCCCCGAAAGGGGATTTGTTTTTTTAAAACGTTTTTACTATTATTGTACAAATAAGTTAATATGATAATAGGTGTTTTAGGAAAAAAACGTTCAGGTAAAGATACAACAGGTGATTACCTAGTCGCAAGTAAAAATTTTGTAAAATATAGTTTTGCTAACCCGATCAAACGTGGGGCTATGGAATTGTTTGGTTTTACGGAAGATCAGGTTTTTGGTGATGCTAAAGATGAGATTGACCCAACCTGGGGGATAACCCCAAGATTAGTGCTACAGATAATGGGTACTGAGGTTTTTCAATACGACATGCCAAAATATATACCAGAATTACAAGTATTTGGTAGAAGTTTCTGGGTTAAGCGTTTTGAACAATGGTATAACCAAAATAAAGATCTAGATGTTGTTATTTGCGATGTTAGATTTCAACACGAAGTTGATGCAATATTAAAGATGGGTGGTACGATATTGTCAGTGCAAAGACCAAACCTAAGTACTGGTGATGAGCATGCATCTGAAAAAGAAATGGACTCTATTGTTGGTATTACAACCGAAATAATAAATGATCGTACTTTACATGATTTGTACGATAAGATAGATAATTTGGTAAATGATTTACGAAAACCCCTTAGCTGAAATATTATCAGTACATAAATTTAAAGTTGATACAGCTACAGCTGAAATGTTATGCTACACCTTTAACAGGGAAATAAAGTGTGATAGAAAGATTAACATCGAGTTGTTTAGAAGATTTGCCAAATACAATCCTTTATACATTTTTAGTTGGGGTGGTATCATAAATTATGGGGTAAAAGATCAACCCGTACAATTAAATGGTGTTGAAATCGTTATCCAACCTGGAAAAGAGGAAGAGTTTATGGATGAAAATTCTAATTTTATATTCTATGGTGGGGCAAATTCAGGTCTTCAGTGGTTAGATCAAGAAGATGGTTATGAGGGTGTTTACGGAACTTGTAGAATTAACTTTTAGTTATTTTTAACCTAAGATTACCAGTACCCTTTATAACTCTATGCCAGTCATGTCTTGCTATTTTTAGTGAGACATTTTCTTTTAATGGAATGGGTAATTGATTATCATATTGAAATTTCCAGTCAGTTGTGTTTAACACCTCAATAACACGATCTTCATTATCTCTATGCCACATAAGTTCAATGGGATCAATCTTTTCGTCAAATTCTCTTATGACATAATTGTCACCAACCTCAATGTCTTTGTATGGTTTACCAGTATCCACCAAATTTAGATTTTAAACCGAGTAAACTAGCATATCTAGGTAATCTACATGACCAGTAGGATGCTTTAGTCCTATCTTTTTTATTCGCACAATCATGTCTAGAAGCAAACGCTTTACGTGCCGCTGGGTTATTTAATTTAACAGATAAACCAGTTGTATCACCAAAAGAAACTTTCTTAATACCACCACCTGGTTTTCTAACATAAACATAAAACTTTTTAGAACCACCTCTTTTAGGTTTACCAAGCTCAACTTCCTTACCCTGATACTTTGCTTCAGCTATAAGTTCGTCTTCTGGCATATCTTCAGTAAATGGTAAATCCAATGGAACCATCTGACCCTCAAATAAATCAAATCTACCTAAATCTGTGTTTTCAAATAACTTTGTGTCTAAAGCGGATAACCTAATTACCTTCTTTTCCCAAAGCTCCCTAGCTTCTTTAATTAGGAAAGCGTGTTTTTCACTACCAGGTCTATATTCATTTTCTAATAAAGGTATGCTATTACTCAAATGGTATTTTACGTCTTCAGAAACCAGATCTTTTAATATCCAAGAGTCAAAATTTTCCATTAATTTTTTTTCAATGGATAACTCAAAACACTCCTCACAAATAACCTCTGATTCAGAAATTAACGGTTCAAACTCTTTGTTTTCATACATATCATTAATAACTTCAAAAACAAAAGAAAGATCCTTATACTCTGGGTTAACAACAACATGATAACAATCATCAGATTTTTCCATCATGGGTTTACCAAAATTATCTTTATTTTTTGAGATGTAAAACGCTGGGTTTTCAGCTTCCTCATGAATTGAGAACAATTCCGAAATCACATCAAGACTCAAACCCTCATCTTTGGGGGATGATAAAGTGTTATTTTTTGAACCTCTTTCATTCAAAATTTTAGCCATTTGGCTTTCGGTCATTTTGTATATTTTTTTACCCATTACTAATGATATTATAATATAAATATCTCTTTAAATGAATAAATTCTTAAAATCATATACATTATTTGGTATTGGGCTTAAACGATCAAAACCGTAAAAAGCACTCATATTTGATTGTTCTCTTATTGTTTGATTATTAACTAACATCTTAGAGTGAAAACTATCAATTAATCTTGGTGTTGCGTAACCACACACAATAAACTCAGTATCACTAACTTTGCAAACAAAAATAGCTTTTTTATACATTGGCCTGTAAAAAATCGGAAACTCATTGTAATTAAACATAATAACATCAACCCACTTTTCAAATGAGTTTCTTAATTGCTGTAAGGGTTCAACATTAACATTGTTGTAATCCATAATCGGATGTTTTATACGTTTTGAAATCGCTGTTATTGCGCATGTTAACGTGAACATATCTTTGTATTTCTCATTATTTTTATTTAGTTTTGTTGTGTTGTGTTTGTGTTTAACAACAGCCCTAATGTATGAAACGCAATTATGGATGTCCCTTTCATCCAACTTAATTCTACTGAATTTTTTTATGTGCGTATCGAACGCACCTTTAAATGTTATAATGCTCATGACACAAAAGTAAAAAAAAATTTGTTTATAACCAAATAAATTCCTAATTTTGTAAACATGAAAGGATATACTAAAGAACAACTTGAGTTTATTGAGTTTAGCGGACCAGAATCCGTAATATTGTCAGCAACAGCTGGTAGTGGTAAAACCCATTCCACGGTGGGTAGGTTAAATCACCTATTGGATAACGGGGTTGACCCAAACAGAATAATCTTTTTCTCATTTACTAATGATGCTGTAAATGAATTAAGACACCGTATTAACAGTGATGTTAAGATTACAACCATACATAGTTTTACCAGTGGTACGTTGGCAAAACTAGGTAAGTTTAAACCCATTGTCACATTTTACGATTTTATAAATTGGTACCGTGATAAAAAGAAGCCGTCTTTTAAAGACCCAAGAAAAATAAGAGAGGAATATTACGCTACTATTGAAAGGTTTTATGAAGAGGGTGCCAGTATATCATCATCTTTTTCGGCATATAAACTACAATTTTACGATGGTGTTAAATCACCAAAACCAAATTTTTATGACCACTACATTGCCTTTTTAAAGGAGACTAATAGCCGTGATTTCTCTGACATGTTAATTGACACAGAAAAATTAACAAGAGACCCTAAACATAAAGAATTTTTTGACGGTATGTATGATTATATCTTTATTGATGAGTATCAAGATACATCGACACTCCAAATGAAAATCTTATCCGCAATTAACGCAAAACAATATTACCTTATTGGTGACAAGAACCAATCAATCTATGGTTTTTCTGGAGCTAATTGCGAAAAAATTGAATCGTTGTTAAAACAAAAGAAAACTGTTGTTGAGTTAACCTTAACAAAAAACTTTAGGTCTCATAAAAAAATTGTTGAGAACGCAAACAAATTTAGCTCGTTAATGGCTATACCTGAATCGGAACATGAGGGTTTTGTTGATGAAAAATTCATAACAAAAAAGAGATTATTTGAGATGATGTTAGACGGTAAACCCTTAACCGTTCTTGTTAGAACAAACAATATTATCAAAGAGATTGAAAAGCAAGCTCTTAAGAAAAAAGTCCCAATGCGTTATTTTAACTACATAACAAAAACGGATCTTGATAACATTAAAAAATCAAACATAACAGATAGCCTTAAAAAGAAATTAAATGATGTATTACCCTACTTCTTAAATAACCAAGACTTCATAGATTTTATTGAATCTAATATCGACTCCGATGTATTTGTAACATCAATACATAAAAGTAAAGGTAGGGAATTCCCAAGATGTGTTGTTATTAATTCAGCCGATCCAGATATGTTAATAAAACATGGTAGTTTAACACATAGTTTGGCAGAATATTCATTTATAACAGACGATGGTGATATTGATGAAGAAGGTAGAAACATACATTATGTTGCGGTTACCAGACCAAAAGAAGAATTATACTTCATGATTTACGATGATTTGTAAAATATAAAAAGCCACCGTAATAGGTGGCTTTTTTATAGAGGTTGTTTAAATTTTTGACTTTACGTTACCATAAGTATTGGTTCAAGGGTAATCATAATTAACTCATAATTAACCCTTTACCTGAATTTGATTTTTTTTCTAAAGTTATCTTCTACCCTGTCCTCTATATGGTTTCTTGTAGTTTTTACTCTGTTTACCCTTACTTGTTTTATTCTTAGAATGGATACCCTTTCTATTCTTTTTGATTTTACGTCTAAACTCCTTAATACCTGATGAGGAAGTTTTCTTTTTACCTGGTGCTGCCATAGTTAGTTTGTTTTAGTAGTTGTTTAGTTTTTTCAATAAATATATTGATAAAAATGAAAATTATCCTATAATCTTAAATATTTATTAAAAACAAACATATGATTATTTTTTACAATAGATTCGACAAAACAAAAGAGCCAATCGGCAGAACTAACAAACACGCTTCAAGGTTAGAGGCCGCAAAATTTTTTGCTGAAATTAAAAAAATGAGTCTTAAGGATTTTTTGAAAGTATTTACTGTTAGTATAATAAAATAAAAAATCAAAAAAAGAATTATGTTATTAAAAGTAGGTTCAAAAGGAGATGATGTAAAAAAACTCCAAGCGAAACTGGGTACGACAGCTGATGGCGCTTTCGGTCCAGGTACAGAAAAATTAGTTAAAGAATGGCAAGCTGCCAATGGTTTAACAGCTGATGGTATTGTTGGTGATGCGACTTGGGCAAAAATGGGTTTAAATGAGGGCGCTGCCCCAGCTAAACCAGCTGCCGCTCCAGTAGCTATCCCACCATCTAGCTTCAAATTAGAAGCATTAAAAGGTCATATCCCTGATGCGGTTATTGCTCAGATCCCTGACACAGCAGCTAAATTCAACATTACAAACGTATTAAGATTAGCACATTTCTTGGCACAGTGTGGTCATGAATCTGGTGGTTTTAAAGCTGTTAGCGAAAACTTAAATTACAGCGCTGATGGTCTTAAAAAAATATTCCCTAAATATTTTCCTGGTAATTTAAATGAGTCTTATTCTCGTCAGCCAGAAAAAATTGCTAACCGTGTATATTCATCTCGTATGGGTAATGGTGATGAAGCTTCTGGTGAAGGTTTTAAATTCAGAGGCCGTGGATACATTCAATTAACTGGTAAATCAAACTACACAGCGTTTGACAAAATGGTTGAGGAGAATATAATTGAAACGCCAGATCTTGTTGCAACAAAATATCCTTTAATGTCAGCGGCATTTTTCTTTGATTCAAATAAACTTTGGTCTATATGTGACAAGGGTGCTGATGATGCAACGGTAACAGCTGTTACAAAAAGAGTTAATGGTGGTACAATCGGTTTAGCTGATAGAATCAAACATTTTAAAGAATATTACAATTTACTAAAATAAATAAAAAACTAATAAAAAAAATTATGGACGAAATTATGGGAATGGTAAAACTATTTGCTGGTACTTACGAAGTTAACGGCTTTATGTTTTGCGATGGTAGAAAATTACCAATTAATGGTAACGAGGCGCTTTTTAGTATAATCGGTACTATATACGGTGGTGATGGTATCACAACATTTGAGATACCAGATTTAAAAGATAAAGCACCTGAGGGTATGCATTATATGATTTGCGTGCAAGGTATTTATCCACCAAGATATTAATATAATAAAATAAACATAAAACTAAAAAACAATTAAAATGGCATTTGTAAAAAATTTAAATGGAAAGGCTGTAGAATGTGAGTACGAAGATGGTGCTTTATTGGTACCCGCATCTGGTTATGTAGCTGCTATTGTACAATCCAACGAAATTCATTTCTTTGGTGCTGCTGATGATGAAGGTGTTATCGCCATCGGTTCAACAGCTAATGGAAGTTCAGTTGAAACATTAACTGAAGCTAAAGCGGCTATTGCTACTTTAGGTACTTTATTCTTAGATGGTGTTGCTGTCTAATTAAAATTAAACAAAAAATAAAGGCTTGGTTTTTACCAGGCCTTTTTTATTATTGTACTATGAGTTTTAACAAAAGATATGTTGACAGTCGTAAAATTTTAATATATAAAGATAGGTTAGAAGACCTCTTTACTAATAAAATTGACGCATTTATATTTAATGATAATTTCTCAAAAGAGATATTTGATTTATATGAGGAAAAAAAATTTGATTTAATTAGGGATCGAATACTTGAATATGAGACTAAATCGCTGATCTAACGGCTTTACATTTTTATTTAATTCTGAACTAATTGTCGATAAATAACCCTCATAAACAAAACCAATAGACGTTGTTTTTTTAATCGCCTTTGTTATCGATAGATTGTAATTACCGACAGTGTTTCTTACCCATATTAAATCATTAGTCGATACAACAGCTGGTTGTAATAATAAATTATGCTCAACGGTGTAATCAGTCACTTTATATTTAAACGTATGTCTATAAGAAACTCTTTTACTACCAAACCAGAGTTTTGATATTTCTGATCTGTCATACACATATGCAAGTGAAACACTGCCACCTAATTTATTAGTCTTAAAAGATTTTTTAAGACCCATACCACCAGAAACACTTAAATCTAAATTTTTAACTAAAGAATGCTCAACAGTTGAAAATAGTATCACACTGTAATTGTTTTTAACTTCTTTCCAGGAAAATATATTTAACCTAGCATCCTCAGACTGTTTAATAAATTCGTTATTCTTTTGCCCATAAAATAAAAAATAATATGGGTTTAAACTAACCCCAATGTCCTTTTTTTTATTATTAAGTTCATAACTCATTTTAGACGTTATCTGAACATTTTTATTGTTTCCAGTAAGTAACACCCCACCTAGGTCGAAACTCTTTATTTGGGCCTCTAAATGGCCAAAAAAACATACTAATAATACTGTTATAAAATACTTCATATTATAGTTTACTAACTGCATCAATTATACCTTTTTTCATAGCAATACCTATTGACGATTTGCTAAATGGCACTTTACCTTCTTTTAGTTCAATAAAAGCGTAGCTAGCTGTTGTAGCTGACTCGCCAATACCATCAACAACCGTTTCACCAAAATGAAGTTTCAATAATATTTGAGTTGTTTCTGTAGCGGCACCAACACCAGCGATTCTGAAAGTTGTTGACGGTGTACCAACTCTAGTAATCTCAACCATAACTGGTATAGCGTTTTGTTCACATAATGAATACTTTTCGGATAACACCTCTTCGGTTATTTGTTTAACCCCGAATAAGATATTCCTATCTTTAAACTCTTTTATTTTCATTGTGCTGTAAACTGAATCTACCTTAACACAAGTTTGAGAAAAAGCTGATACTGGTACTATTAGTACAAATATGAGCGCTAAAATAAACTGTTTCATAATTTTATTGTTTATAACCTGTTTTTATTATATAAAAATTTGAAGTCCCGTTATGGGTTAAATTATCAACCATAAGTGACTGAGCCCCAGTATAGGTTGTTTTTAAATTATTATTAGATCCGTTAATCACTGACCACTGTGCTGATGTAAATAACCTATAATTAGGGGTTAAATTTAACCAGCTTGGTAATATATTATTATTTCTTTGAAACACCAGAACAACATCTGTTATTGTTAACATATCGTTTCCATTTACATCCATTCTGTAATAATCTCTCGCATTAAAAGATTGGGTTAATAACTTTTGGTTAAAAAACTGAGCATCAGTAATACTGGGTAGTAAAACGGTGATACTCTCACCAGCAATCAACCTAAAATCATTTAAATTAACGCTTTCATTTGTTGTTATTGTGTATTTACCATTAGCATCTGTTGTATACGTCCCATATAATGTGTAGTTTGTTTGAGTTTTAATCTTATAGTATAGTTTTACAGATATACCAGATACCCCAATATTTTCAGTGTTATACACATATCCCGAATAAGCAAATGGGTTTACGATTATAATACCATTGTTTGAGTATGTATAACCACAAGTCCCACTTTGTAACTGGGCCCTGAATAAAGTTGCGTCAGTCTGATTACTGTATGTATAGGTTGCCGCAGTATTTGCAATATCCGTCCATGTAACTCCGTTATTAACCGATCTTTGCCATTTTACTATTGTACCAGTATAGCCACTTAAAGTTAGTGTACCAGAATTAGTTGTGCTGGTATGTACGGCTGATGATACGGAACCGCCTGTTGGTGGGGTACCTGTTATAACACTGATGGTTTTACTAGTTGAATAAACCGCACTACCACAATTAGGTGTCTGAACCTCTACTCTGTAGTAATATGTTCCAGCGGATGATATTGTTTCCGTTAAAGCTGTAGTTGTATTGGTTATGTTAGTCCAATTAATATTATCCGTAGATTTTTGCCATTTATTAATGTTACCCTGTTGACCAGATAGCGTTAACTCAACAACACCACCAGCGCATATGGTATTGTTTGCAGCGAATACGGTACCAGAATTAGTTGGTTTTACCGATAAAAACACACTAGAAGAGGATAGCGATGAACAAGTAACTGGGCTACTTGAATTAACGATTGCCCTGTAATAAGTTGTCTTTGTTATATTTGATATTGTTATACTGGTTGATGTGCTGGATATAGTTGTACCAGCGGTAAAGAAGTTATCAAAGGATGATTCCCACCTAACAACACTACCAGTCATACCACTCAAAGTTAACACCGTACTATTTGAACCAGAACAAACGTTTATATCTCCGCCACTAATAGTACCAGTGGAACCGTTGCCCACATTTATTTGTCTTGTGAATATTGTTACACTTGATGTTAGATCACCAGGCATATCACCATATTCACAAATATAACCAGGTAAATTTGTATTTGGTAAGTCATTCCATGAACCACTATTTGCTGAATAAAATTGTGCGTAATGTTCCCCACCAGCGTTGTTTGGTTCCCCACCAGCCCATTTTGCGTATTGACCTGTAACCGCTGTACTACCGTTAGAAAATTGCGTTCCCTTCTCGGGGCCAGTAACCCAGTGCCATTTTTGTTCCACTGCTGCTTGTGATGCAAAAGCTGTTGTACCTTTTGCCGCATTTACCTGACCAACCTCATCTGAACCACCAAACCAACCATCTGAAGACATTAATTTCCAGATAAAATTATTCTCAGCTTCAGATAGCATTGTGGCTAGATAACCAACCCTACCAAAATAAGAGCGATTTTCAGCTGAACTTTTAGCACTTGTCCAAGATCCAGATGACGCTACATATTCATAAAAATGTTCTGTTAACGGGTTGTAAAAAACCGTACCAGCGACAAATGTTATTCTTCTTAGGTTTGCGTAACAAGTTGTTGTTGTTGATTTAAACGTCACAGTTCTTAAAAGAGTTTGCCAGTTAGCGGCTGTTGTCGTACCGTTAAAACTTAATATACCTGTCGTTGAGTTCCAACTTGCTGTTACACCAGTCGGTAAAGTACCTGTGTAAGTTAATACATCCCCAGATGTATATGTTTGCGATATTTGTACCCTGAAACCAGTTATGTTCCCATTAGCGGTTATTGTTAAATTAGCGTCAACCACAGTGGCTGTGTTATATGAAACGGATAGGCTCGAAGCGGTACCGCCAACAGTTATGCTAGTTGCTTGAGCGTTAACAATGCTCGTACAACAAATAAACATAACCAAGAATAAAAAAAACCTTTTCATCATAACGCTAATCTTGTACCCATCATTACTGTATAATTTAATACGTTATCCCCGAGAGAATAAGCACCACCAAAATTAAAATTTAATTTAAATGTTTTTGTCACACCTAAGTTCATACCAACAATCGGTAAAACAACAAATGGTGATTTTAAAACAGCATCATCGTAATATCTAACAAATGGTGCGTAAACAAATAGAGCCATTGTTTTAATATCAAGGCGCTTTCCTACTTTAAAATCCCTATTACCACCAACAATTGCAGCCGAACCATAATAAGGTTCTTTATAAATTTGGCCACCCGAAGCTGTAACCATGTAAACAGCTTTAAACTTTTTAATACTCCTCATCTGGCCAAAAGCGATGGTGTTATACATAGACCCACTACCAGCAAAACCAATTGTAATTGTATTAGAAAGTAATGTAATGGCTTTACGATTTATCCAGGCGTAATAACCAGTGATGTTACCGCCTTGTATTGAAGATGTATAATCGAGCATAATACCGTGTGATCTTAGACCATCATATCTTACAGATGAATAACCAGCATTGACCCTTGAACCTTTACTAACCTCACCCTCATTAAATTGAAAACCTACTAAGTCACTACTCATAAGTATTGATGGTCTACCACCGTTTTTACTTGTGGCTGACCCCTTACCGTTACCGCTACTACTACCACTTTTTACAGCGTTTGTTGTACCACCTACAGCATCTGATTTTTTTTCTTCGGTGGTTTGTGTTTGATTGCCTGTTGAACCATTACCACCAGATCCACCAGACCCTGTAGAGCTTGTGGTGGTACCACCTGAACCACCAGTAGAACCACCACCAGTGTTGGTGTTACCCGTTCCACCTGTTTCACCAGACCCTGTAGTGTTTCCACCACTTGTGCTTGTACCTGTGGTAGTTTCAGAACTACCACCACCATTATTATTTCCAGTAGTAGTACCAGATGAACTAGATCCACTTGAATTATTTCCATTAGATTGTGTTTGTCCTTGTGACCCCCCACCAGATTGGTTTCCCCCACTAGAAGAGTTTTTATTATCCTTATTATCTTTACCACCATCACCGTTTCCACCAACACTAGTAACCGATCCAGCTGCTGCCATTATGTTACCCGTACCACTAGATGCCATATCACTAATAGCCGATAAAGCACCAAATATACTAACCACATTTAAAGCTGTGCTCTGGGTTTGCGATACAGTAACAGCGGTACCTATACTCCCGCATGGTGAAGCGTTTTGGAATTGATTGAAAACACCAGCCGCCCAGTTGTCAAAGACACCGTTATTAAAATCATTAGCTGTAAAGGTACCCACTTGACCGTAGTACGTTACAGCTATTTGATTTTGCCCGTAAGGAATTGATATATTATATACCTTGCCATTGCAAGGGTCGGTGTAAGAATAATTAAATGATTGAGCACTCGCTATGTTGCATAGCAAAGACACAAAAATAACTATAATCAATTTTATTCTCACGCACGTTTTAGTTCTTGAATAAACCTTTTTTAATTAATTTTACAACAACTCTAGAAGATGCAGTTTCTAAAGCCTTTTTAGTTGATGTTCCTATTGTTGATTGATTAAATTTGATTTCATCCACATCATCTAGAATTGTTGACATTTTAACTGTTTTAGCTTCACCCAAACCAGAACCAACTATAACTTCACCAGTTTCGGCATCAACAAATTTAACTTGCATACCCAATCTGGTTGTTTGTGTTGCGGTAGCCTTACCATTAACTTTAACAACCTCATCTTCAGACACACTAAAGTCGTAAACTTCAATGTAAACAAAATACTTCGCTAATTTAACTTTACCCCTACCATCAACTTTGTTTTCAGTAAACCCCTTATCAGATGCTTTAAATTGGTTAACCATTCTTTCTTTAATTTCTAATTTATCTTCAGTAAAGACAAATCTGTTAGTCATTTCCAGAAATTCGATTACAATATTGGTTACACCTAAACCAACTCTTTTATCTTTTAATTCAGGGTACATCTCATAAAGTTCTTCCGTGAACCCTATTTTTAATAACTGGATGGGGTATTTGATCGTGTCAGTATAATTTGAGACAACATCAATAGATTGAGTTTGCTCAAAACTAGCCTTATATTCTTCGGTTTTAACACTACCAATAGTCTGTGCTTGGGTTTTACAAGCACAGAATATTATTGGCAATATAATGAATAATAATTTTTTCATATTAAACTTCTGTTGTGTTTGATAAAGAAACACCATCTTCCTCGTCAACTTTTTGGATTAACATTTTGTCTCTATCTTCTGAGTTGAACCAGTAGTCAACAACCTTATTTAAGTTACCAACGAAAGCACCTAATAAGATTAATAACATTTCTTTCCAATCTTCACCAATTGATACACCGAAGAAAACAGCTGAATTAATACCAGCTACGATGAAAAAGAATAAGAATAATACAATTCCAGTTATTCTCCATCTATTAGCTTGCATTTGTTGCAACATGTAATAGAATCTGTTTTTATCCTCAACTTGTACAGGCGCAGGTGCGCTAGTAAAACTTTTTAATGTTTCTTTAATTTTCATATTAGTTTTCTTTTCTTTTTTTATTTTTATCTCTTTTTTCATTACCAAGGACTATCTTCAGTTTCTGATTTTTTAGCTGGTTTTTCTTCTTTAACGGGTGCGGCTTTTTCAACAACAGTTGTTTTTTCCTTAATAATAGTATTGGTACCGCCACCAGCATTATTTTTAGAAGAGTTATCAACACTTATATTGATTGCGGGTTGTGCAGCTGGAGCCGCTTGTTCCGTTTTTGTTTCTTCCTCACCACCACCAAATAATGTGGTTGTGAAATAGGTCCCACCAGCCATTATAGCTGTTGTGATAACCCCGATGATCGTTTTCTTTAAACCTGACCATGTTCCGTCTGATTCAGGTACATTTGTTTCCTCTGACATTGTTTTAAATTTTAGTTTAGTTTTATTGTTTTATTTGTTTTAATATCATTTTGTGTTCTTAAAATACCGTAGTATGTACCAGGTATAACATTAGTTAAATCAACTGGATAAAGATATTTACCTTTATACATTTTACCACTAAAAACTGTGTGTACTAATTTGCCGCTCGCATCGTAAAACCCAACGTTTATTTCACCATCTTCTGGTACACTAAAACTAACAAGAGCTAAACCTTCTGTTGGATTAGGTGACACAATTATTTCACAATCTTTTGTTGTTACAGCACCGCCATTAATTCTGAATATTTTAACAACACCATTTGTTGGTGTAATTCTCAAATCAGTTGCGTTTGCATCACCAGCATATTTTCTTATAACATATAAAGGGCTATTATTCCAAGTACTTTGTGGTGATAAGGCTGTAAATTGTAACGTTAAAACAATATCCCCATCATTAGCCAAATATTCGTTTCTACTCATATCAGCGCCAGCCCACTCAACGATACCATTATTTGGATTTAAAAATGACATCCAATTCATAAATTTTTCCTCTGTTTTAATACCTTTAAACTCTAATAAAGAGTTATCATAGGCTAAAGCTAATTGAATTGAACCAACTTGGTCGCCTTGTGTTAAAACTTTCATTGGTACGTTTAATAAACTACCTTCAGTAATTTCGATTTTAGGTAAATTAATTTCGATTGTAGCGGTTGGAAAATCGTACTCAACAGTTTCATCGATAATGTATTGAGGTGTCTTACTAGGGTTTAAGATCTCAATAGGAATTGTACGAGCCATATGGAAACCAGTACCGTTTGCATCACCACCACCTAATACATAGAATGTTACTGAGTCTGGCTGACCAGCGATAATATCAAATGTTAAATTAGTTACACCAGCAATAGTTGATGTGTAGTTAGTTGAAGACCCGTTAATGGTATTATATTGTGAAACTGTAAAGAATCTAACATCCTGAACAGAGTTTGGCCACACTGAGAATCTACCCGCTAAACGACCATAGATAGCCGATACGTCAGCGATTGTAATACCGTAAGAACCGTTCACGTCAGAAGCGTAGAAATCAAATCCAGCTGGGGTTTCTTCACCTATAACAAATTTATTAACCTTTTGTGCATCGGCAACAGATACTGTGTTACCCACAGCCATTGTATCACCTTTAACGTATAAGTGAGCATCCCAATAAGTTGTATCTAAGATTTCATCGAAGGCAAAATAACCAGTAATGTCAGTTGTATCAAGTTTAACCTGAGTCCAGGCACCCGTTGATGTTTTAGGTCTTTTTTCTAAAGCAATTGTGATATTTTTAGAGCCAGAACCAGTTACGTTTGTAAATCTACCATGGTATTTTAATCTATTCATTTTGAACTCACCACCATAACTGTGTAAAGATAAGGTTGTATCAATACCAGCTATTGTTGACGCATATGAGGGAAACGTTAAAGTACCAGTCACCTTTAAACTATCAATACTAGTTAAAGCTTGGAAAGCGGTTGCAGCTTGGTGAAAGAATTTGATCTGAAATGCCGCACCGTTAGCGTATGTAAAAGAGTTGTTCGTACCTGTATAAGCTAACGTAACGGTGATGTTACCATTTACCGAATCCGCAACATATTGCATATACTGATCAGAAGTACTGTACAATAAAGATACGATTGGTTTTGCACCACCAAAAGCCACTTTGTCGTAGAACACACGGAACTGTAAACCAGCGATTTTAGTCGTTGTTGTGTTGTCATAGTAAAGGTTAGCTAAAGTGAAACCTTGTGACTGCGGACCAACATTGTAAGAAGAGTCAACGATAACCCAATTACCACTCGATGGTGCAGTTGTTTGTGCATAGCCCGTAATGGCTAATAACGCCAGCACTAGCGTTAAAAATAAATTTTTCATGTTGTTTTGTTTTGATATTAATAAATAGATAAAAATCATAAAAAAACCATTTACTTTAAAAAAAAAAGTATTAAAACGGCCCTAACTTTTACCCGAAACCCTAATATTTATTGTTTAAAAAAGATTATGAATAAAATTACTTTTGAATACTTGAAAGATTTAAAAAATCAGTTAACAACATTAGCTGATGAACAACAAGATAAGCTGGAAGAAATTGATAACGAAAATTTTAAAGATGATGTTTCTGAAAACATTTTTGGTAGAATAGATGATGTTTTATATGAGATAGAGACTATAATGACTGATGTTGAAGAGGGTTATTATAGTAACGAAAAAAATGATCAAGATGATGATTTTGATGATTATTAAAAATAATTTTTAAAAAAACTTGTTTTTTCCAAAAAACTTTACTAATATTGTAGCATATTTATAAAAGATATGAAAAACTACTAGATTAACAAATTAATCATCGTAACCAGAAAGGACTTAGCACCAGGTTACCAAATTGCTCAAGCGAGTCACGCTTTAGCGCAATTCATGCTTGACTATCCTGATCAAGCTAATCAATGGAACAATAACTATCTTATCTGTTTGTCCGTTGAAAACGAAAATCAATTAAAAACTTTACTGGAAAAGATGTGTATGCATGACATACCCATATCTTATTTTCTCGAACCAGATCTTGGTAACGAGATGACAGCTATTGCTTTTCAAGGAAGTGAAAAGGCGAGTAAATTAACTTCGTCTATACCATTGGCATTAAAATCTTATAATAAACAATAAATCAACGATTATGAAGTAGATTACAAAAAAACCAGAAGAGATCGTGTTTCACTTTAATAAGAAACATCTCGAAACCCCAACAATCCCCATGTGGGTTGTGAAGTGTCGTGGCGACACCTATTATGTTAACCATATTGATGTATCCCCTGGTGTGGGGTTCTCAACAAAGGAAACTCCTGATAACCCTCATACTAAAGGGAGTATAAAATTCAAGGCCAACTTGATGATTGAGGAACAAAATAACATAATTAACGCTAAAATTTATTAAAAATGAAAAACACAAAACACAACCCAACAATGATGATTAAATCAGCTTTCTCAAATAAACTTCACAAAATACTAGGTGAATGCATCGAACACAAACGCTATTCAAGAGAATGGTATGATTGTAAAAGAGTAAAAACCAAATTGACTGATGAGGATAAAATTAAACTTTTTGATGAGATCAAAACCATCTATGAAGAAACTTCTCAAGAACTGAGAAATTATTTTCAGGATAGAAATCTTAAGAAAAGAGTTGAAAAAGAACGAGTTAAGAGAGGTTATACCCCAAAAAAGAAGACAAAAAAAGAGGATTATGAAAAAAATCTTCAAGAAAATTTGGATAGTAAATAAATTTGTCTTAGTTTTGTAGTCCAGTTGAGTTAAAGACTCAATGGATGTTGTGTGACGAAATTGGTATACGTGCTGGTCAGTACCCAAAAGAGTGTAGAATGGGGGAAACTGGCGGACATACTACAGACACGAGTAGTAGGAGATTAGGTCTTTAAATCCATGTGGGTTCGAATCCCACCACAACAGCGCACCAACATAAGGTTGGAACCTCAAGGCTACGTAGAGGATAATGGTTAACGTAGCAAATGGTTGGATGACCGAGAGAATAGGTAAAAATCCGCAAGATTTTTTACGGTGGTTTGAATCCATCTCCAACCTCTAAAATGGCTCTATGGTGTAGCGGCAACATAGGAGACTCTAAATCTCACAGTCACGGGTTCGAACCCCGTTAGGGCCACCAAAAAATAAAAAAAATAAAATTTTTTTGAAAAAACTTGTTTTTTTCAGAAACTTTGCTTAATTTTGTACTAATTATAACAATAACATAAAAATGAAAAATATGAACCTTCATATCGCAGTGATTAAACCGATGGCAGTGTGCCAGTGGTATCCTCGTGCCGTATCAGGTTCAGACCAAGTATTTTCATGATGTTATAGAAATAAAACTAAAACTAAGAAAACACAAAGCCCTGAACCTACAAGTTCAGGGTTTTTTTTTGTAGTTCTTTGACGTATTGGTAATTTTAAAAATAGTGTAGTTGGCCAATTGGTAGGCCGCCTCATTTGGGATGAGGACATAGTGCAGGTTCGAGTCCTGTCTACGCTACTTAATTCAGGATATGGGGGAGTCAGGTCGTCCCTACCTGCCTTGGACGCAGGGGATCGCTGGTTCGAATCCAGCTATCCTGACACAATGTCTTCGTAGCTCAGTTGGTTAGAGCACCTCACTTTTAATGAGGGAGTCACAGGTTCGAGTCCTGTCGGGGACACAAACGTATAAGTTGATCGTGGTGGTCGGTTGGTCTGCAAAACCAACGGTGTTGGTTCGATTCCAACCTTATACTCAAATATACACGGATATGGTGAAATGGTATCATAATGGTCTCCAAAACCACAGTTCAGGGTTCGAATCCTTGTATCCGTGCTAAATGCCCTTGTAGGCGAATGGTATAGCCGCTGGTCTTAGAAACCAGAGCGAAAGCATTGCAGGTTCGAGTCCTGCCAGGGGTACACATGCACCTTTAGCTCAGTTGGTAGAGCGCTGCCCTTACATGGCAGATGTCATAGGTTCGAGTCCTATAGGGTGTACAAAGGTTGATTGGGGAATGATCACATCAATAGTTCGAGAGTGAATACTGACTGGTGTGATCGGAGTTTGCAGGTATTCACCTAAGTAATGCCGATCGTAAAAGAGGATGTCCACTGAACCATCTTCCTCTTTCCTAACTTGCCAGTATCGCATAGCGGCAATTGCAGCGGATTGTAAACCCGCTCTCATTCGAGTTCGGTGGTTCGAGTCCACCTGCTGGCACTATTTATTAATATGAGGAAACTAATATTAATGATCGTAATGGTTTTATCCACAACGATTTGTAAATCACAAATTGTGATAGATAAAGCTGGGGATGGTTGGGATCTAAGAGCTGATAGCGCTTTGGTAATTATTAAGCAAACAGATACCACCGCATATAAACTCGTATTACGAGTTTGTAATAAAATAACTTTTTGGTCTGGGAACTACTCAACAAACGAGGGTTCTAAAGATACAAAAGGAAGTATAATAATATCATCGACAGATGCTAGGGCTAAATCCTTAAACAATCTAGCGGCTGTTATTGTGCACGAATCTTTACACCTTTATCTTAGATATAGGGGTGTTCAAGAATCACCAAGAGAAGAAATACTCTGTTACTCATATGAGTATGACTTCTTAAGGAAAATACCAAATGTTGAACAATATCTGTTAGACCATTGTCTAAGACAGATAAACCTTCGACAAAATTAATGGGGTTATAGCTCAATTGGCTGAGCGCTTCCCTTGCAAGGAAGAGGATGTGGGTTCGAGTCCCATTAGCTCCACTATATTGTCCTTTGGTGTAATGGCAGCACATCTGGTTTTGAGCCAGAGAATTCAGGTTCGAGTCCTGAAGGGACAACCAAATGGCGAGATAGCTCAGAGGAAGAGCATTCGGCTCATATCCGAAAGGTCGGGATTTCGAAATTCCCTCTCGCTACCATACATGGTGTCTGTAGCTCAATCGGGAGAGCACTTGATTGTGATTCAAGAGGTAGTGGGATCGAAACCCACCAGTCACCCAAAATAGGTTACCCCGTTTGTTCCGTCAGGGGTTATAAAATAGATATCAGTTAACGGAACCCATGATGGAGACCCTGCCAAGAAAGTGGGTGAAAGATATTGTAACAATGACCTATTATTTGCCTTCATAGCTCAATGGATTAGAGCGTTTCGCTACGAACGAAAAGGTTGGGAGTTCGAGTCTCTCTGAAGGTACAATAAACCTGTTTTTGTAACGATAAACCAAACAAGTTTATTGAGCAAAATCTAATTTATCGTCCTGTAGCTCAGTTGGTTAGAGCGTCTGCCTGATACGCAGAAGGCCGCTGGTTCGAGTCCAGCTAGGACGACTCAATATTTTAATTACCAGTACTGTCTTTTTTTCGTTTATAAAAGTATTTATAATAAAAGCTTTTATGAAAAAAATTACCTTAAACGAAGAACTTACCAGAATGCAAGAAATGATGGGTGTTAAGCATACTAGCCCAAGTGGTAAGGTTACAAATATGTCACCAGAAGATGATGACTATGAAATTAATTATGGTAAAGATGCCATAAAAGAACTTTCTCCTTCAGACATAGTTGGTTCAATGAGAGAAGAAGAGACTGATGAAAATACGGAAGTCCTTAATAAATTCAAAGACCAATACGGAGACAAAAAAGGTGAAAAAATTTATTACGCAACTGCTAATAGTCAGGATAGAGATCCAGAAACTTTTGAAAAGAATGAAGAGTCTGCAATTGGTGGATGGGATCTTGCTATGGAAGAAGACGCTAGAGTTGATTCTGATAATAGGGTTGATTATCTTGCAAATGCGTTAGAACATATTTGGAATATGGGTAGTGGTAAAAATGATATTGATTTCAAATCAGTCGCCCAATCACTTTGTGATGATATGTTCGGAGAACCAGAAGAAAATACAGATGAAATTCCAGGTTTTGAGGGTACCAAAGACGCTTTAGATGATTTAAGTATCAGAGAAGAAGAAAAATCTTTCATGGAAACAAGAGGTGGTGCAGAAGGTCCAGTTTATGAAAATGAAGAAATGGGTGAGGGTAAAAAATTTCAACAAGAAACGTATTTTGAAACACAAGCTGGTGCTTTAGAATCGGCTAAAGAATACGCAGCTCAAAAAGGCTATGTTGCTAACTTTGAAAGTATAACACCACAACATGTTGCTTATGGTCAAACCGTTAGTTACAGCGTTGAATTAATGAAGGATGGTATGCCAGTTAAAAAAATGTTACAGATATCTTTATATAGAATGGAATCTGGTAGGTATGAGCTAACGAATTATATTAACTAAAATGAAAGAGTTTATCCGTTTATACATAATACCCTTTTTGGTTTTGATGATATTCCAATGCGGCTTTGTATACGGTATTTTAGCCCTTACTATCGGTAAAGTAAATCCGTTAGATTGGCACCCAGTAATTTACACCTTATTTTTTGAGTTTGTTTTACTAATAAGTTATACAAGTTATAGGGCTTTAAGCGATGACGATAAATTTTTTGATATAGAAAGTACTTATTTTAATTATAAACACGAAGAAGAAAATAAAAACAACAATTAAATAAAACAACAATGGCAGGCACATCAAAAAGATATTACGTTGTAAATGACAATTATAATCAGGATCTAAACCAATATTACGAAAACGGGTACCCGAGCTATATAATATATAAACAAAGGGGTAATAACGGTGATACCGCTATGATCTTATTTAGTGAAAAGAATTTACCAATAGCAGACATATTCCCAGACCCCCCAGGGTTTGCTTACCCAGTTGGTTATGTTGGAGATACCATTCACCCATCTGTTGATGGGTCTAACAAATATGTCGTTACAATGACATCAACAACAGATGTTGACAGACATCCTAAATTTTATGTTGCTGATACCCAAAACGATTTAAGGGATATGTTAATAAGATTATTCCCAACTGTTTCTTTAACTGGAAGTACGTACAATTCTTATTTAAATTTATTAAACGAGTTACATGGACCAGGTAATGGTTATTTGACATACCATAATTTATTACATCCAGGTTTTCCATTCCCTTCTGGTTATGGGGATGGTACGTATTTAAATCCATCATTAGTCATAGACCCATACTTTATAGATTGTTGGGATAGATCGTCAAATGCTTTTTACGATATATCATACCACAACGACTCCACTCTTTTTATATGTCCAGCTGGCGTACCTAATGTTAACTTTAACACAACAGGCGCTTTTACAGGCCTTAACACAAAACCATTGATTGGTATTAATTATTTTAATACTGTCGCACCTATAACATCAACAAGTAGCACAATGGGTATAGAATTTTGGATTAAAAACGCTGACAACACAGCTGGTGTTTCAATTCCAGCATTTATAAGAGGTTGGTCTAGTGGTCAAATCGCTTGCGGTGTTACTATAAACAATGGTACTGTTTATGCATACTCAAACGGTAGTCAAGTTCAAGTTTCAATTAGTAATATTCTTAATGCTGGTGTGTGGAATCATATTTTTGTTTCTTATGAACAAGTTGGCGCTGGTATTGGGATAAGATGTTGGGTTAACGGTGCTGAATTCACGTTAAATGGTATACCTATTGTTGGTAACGCTATTGTTGGTACACATCAAGAAACAGCAACAATTGGTTGTTACACGGCAAATGGTACAACCATAGACAGTTCAATGCCAACATTTGGTTCAACACATGAAATAGCTATGATTAGATTTTATGGTGATGACACATTATCATTAAATAATGAAATACAATATTTATATAAAGCAACTTACGAAAGATTTTTCCTATAACACATGCAAAACATTAACGAACAAATATCACGTATAAAATCCATGATGGGTTTAAATGAAGATGGGTCAACACCACAATCACAAAACCCTACTGGTAAAACTAAACGTAAATGGGATAGCGGTGTTGCTAGAAGCGGACCAGCTAACCCTATCGGTGTTGCACCGTCTAGTGTAAGAACAACACATGGTAGAGCTAATCCTATTGAATTAGCCGAAGATGACTCAACAAAACTTGAATCATTCGCTGAGACAAGATTGGGTGGTGCTGAAACAATTGCTAGTAACGCCAAAGAAAAAGGTGGTGCTGCGTTATTAACCTATCACCATTTCGAAGTGAAATTAGAATATTACGAAAAAGCTTCCAAAGGTGAGTTGGATATGGAAGACGCTAAAAAAGAATACAAAGATTTGTTAGAAAAACTATACACATCCACAAAAAGTGATATGGGTATTGAACAAATAGATTTTCAAGAGCTACTCGGGAAAATGGAAGTCCTGGGGGAGTTGATAATTAAAGAAAATGAAAAAGGAGCTTAAAAGCTCCTTTTTTTATGAGAATGAAAGTGTTATTGGAACACCACTAACAAATGGTGAAGCTGCTGTTACTGTTTGTGTAGCAGGACCCGTTTGCATTACGAAGAATCCAGACGCACCATCAACAAAGAACGTACCTGGTATTACACTCGTATATGTTGCGATATTGACACCCTGTGTCATAGTTATTGTACCGCCATTAGTTTGTAATGCGGTAAATTGAGTTGTATAATCAGTACCAGCGCTATCACTTAAGTTGAAATAAATTTCGTTGACACCATTTGTTTTATTTGGGTTATATGTTTCAACTTTAGGTGAACCGTTTATTAGGAATATAGCATTACCATCTGCTGTTGGAGCAAGTGCATTTATATTACCTTCGTCACTATAGAATAACCATCCAGCCCCGCCACCAGATCCGCTAGTTCCTGAAGTACCAGATGTACCGCTAGTTCCACCAATTGTCATACTTATTCCACTCGCATTTGCACCAGCCCCCCATGTATAATTGTATGTACCTTCTGTTAGATTTAAAGCTGATATTGTTGTATTGTTAAATGTCATACTACCTGAAATAGACTGACCAGATGTATACCCTGTTGGGACAACCACTAAATACGGTGGTGCACCATCAAAAATAACACCGATAGGACCACCTGTACCTGAAGAAGCGGATGCACCACCCGAACCAAAGTTAGCTGGCGTATTAATTGTTGACCCGCTATACTGATCAAAATAAGTGGTACCACCAATTATGAAAGTAGCCGAACCAGCACCAAGACCACCCTGACCAGGACCTTGAGATTGACCCACATATATTAAGCCATCAATATTAAGGGAACCACTACCGTTAACAACAACATTATTACCTGATTGCATTATTGTTATTGTATATCCTGTAGGTGATCCACCACCGCCAGTATAATCATTTACAATGGCAAAAGAAGAAGATGCTAAAGCGTTTCTAGCGGCTGTAACATTTGAGTAATTACCAGCTGAACCAGGTAATTTATTAATCAAATCAATTAAAGCTTGGTCAGTTAACCCATCCGATTTCCAAAACGTTGGTGTGTTGGATTGTGCGATACCAGTACCGCCACCAGTTGTTCTACCAACTAAATTAGCACTTGTTGTGTCACTAACAATAACATAACCATCACTGTTATCAACCCCACCAACCCAACTACCTTCCGTATAGTCTGGATTATTATCTGTCGCAATTGCGATATCATTAACCTGAGTTGTTCCCGATATGGTACCACCCGTATTATAAGCTACATCTTTTATCATCTTAATTATATTTCTTTTTTAATTCTACTATAAATATCTTATTATTGTTTAATGTTAATTAAACTCTTTGTTTTTATCGTTAAAGACCGTATCTTGATTTTGTTTCGTTATATTCCGCTAATATTTCAGCACCCGTTATATTTGATTTCCATATTTTAAATATACCCATATTGGCGTTCATTTGATAAGAATTACCACCAATAGCACCCATCCACCAGTTACTGTTGTTCATACCGATATTACTAACTGGCGAACCACCACTGGCAGTGGCGATTTCAGTACCATTTTTATAAAATTTTATAGATGGTGTTGTTTTATTAAAAACAAACGTTAACATTTGCCATGTGTTTACAGAAACTGTATTACTAGCTGTCGATGTTGTGTTACCAACAGAACCGTTACCAGCCTCAAAATTCATCGTATAGTTTGTTGTTGTCCAGTTATTCCAGGACATTTTAAATCCATTTGTGGCTGTATTGGCACCGCAATTGGACATTAAGTTATTAATACTAGCCTCAGTTCTTGGATAAACCCAAGCATTTACGGTTATGTTATTACCAAAATCATATTGCCCAAAGGTTATGGTATCACTCACACCATCAAAATTAAAAACCCCACCAGCTGTCGCACCGTCATAAGCAACACCACTTAAGGTTCCTTGTGTACCAGTTATATCACCAATTAAACCTATGTTCTTTAAAGTTGTTCCAGAACCTGTATATGATAAAACATTACCTGGATCATAATAAAATTGAGCAGAGGGTACGCTACTTGGTTGATTAATTAAATAATATTTATTACTATCGTTAACCCACGTTACAGCAGCTGCAACTGTATCTAATAAAGTCATACCACGTCTGTCGTTTAACCTATTTACTATCGCCAAAAAATCAGCGTCAGATGTCGCAACCCAAAATAAAGGTTTTGCATTACCCTGTGTACTAAAACCAAGATCATACGAATTAGAGATCATTACATAGTCGTTGCTGTAGGAAGGCGAATTATACCAAGTTAAACCACCAGTGTTCACCCTATAGTTATTAGCGACCGTACCAACTTCATTGTTACCGTATTTAGTACCATAGGCTGTTACAGTGCCACTATTATATGCTACAACTTTATTACTCAATTTAGTTTATTGTTTGAGTTTTAAATAATTCTTCGTTATACCTACTGATTTTTTCAGTCATATTAATAAGCTCCTCAAAAGTATCTGATAACTGATAAATTGTCATAGCGTGATTATCCAATTGATTCGCCAGGTCATCTAACTCACTAACATTATCTGGATATTCACCGACTTCATACATCTCAACGATGTTATAAAACTTGTTATATTTATTTTCAAGATATTTTTGACTCTCATCCATTTTTTTTTGGGCGGCTTTCATCTTTTCCAAGTTTTCAAAAATGCTAACAAGTGATGAATTAACCACAGCTGATCCAAATTTTTCGATCAATGCTACGCCCATCTGGATATCTTTTTTTGCCTCAGCAACGAATTCATCAATTTTTGATGGGTCGTATGAAATACCCTCTTCGTTTAATGAAACTATTTCATTTATTTGAAAAATTTTACCACCAGGTTTGTTGATCATCTCAACTTCACGAGCATTTGTAACGGGTTCCTCAGAATCTTTGTAAACAAAGGTATCATATTTGTAAGGATCGTATGTTATTGATTTTGAACTACTTGGTGATGGAATGTCTGTTGATTGATATGGTTTAAAATCAATTAAATCACCAATAACGAATGCGTGCACATTCTTTGACATCTCAGCTCTAACTTTTTCTTTACCGCCTTGGCGTACTCTAAATTCAACATTTTTAAGTTTTACATAATCAGCATGTGCTATTACTAAACTTTTATATTGAATTGAGAATGTTTTTTTATGGAGATTATAGTATACCATAACCCTTTTACCTATATGAGAATCCTCAGCAGGCGCTTCATCATCTGTACCAGCAAACATATCCAATTGGTCTTCATTCAAGCCCATCATTGAACGTATCTTAGCTATTTCTTCTGTTAATATTTCTTTTTTCATTTACGAGAACATTTTTGACACATTTTCATACCATTCTGGAAAATATCTTCTTAGATATAATCTCATAGCTTTCATAACTAAACTATCCCTATCAGTTTTATATTCTTCCCAATCGCTCCAATAATCATCCACAGCTTCCCCAGCAGCACTTTTTAAATCATCAAACATCCCAAAACTAAACTCTGTTGGTTGGTTGAGGCTATCATGGATCGTTTTATTCATGTATCCTTGATCAGAACCACCCCAATCCTCATCGATTGCACCAGACTCGACATCATCGTAATTTTTTGAAGCGTATTTGTTAGCTTCTTCCTCATCATGAGCATCGATCATAGCTTGATCCTCTTGTGATATTAAATCATCAAAAGAAACCATTTTTTCTTCTGGGTCAATAGCTTCATAAACATCTGGGCCTTCGTAACTTTCAAGCGCTTTTTCGATTAACTCTGGGTATTTTTTTGAAAATCTTTCACACTCCTCATCAGATAAGTCCATATCCTCACCTTTCCAAAATAAATTACTCGCAACCCAACTACCATCCATTCTACCATCAAGACCCATATCAGCGATATCAACTTCTTTACCATCTAATTCATATCTTTCATTTGAATCGTCATTAGATCTGATAGAATCAGCGTACTCTTTATCCATTTTACTCGTATTGTCAATATACCCAGCTGTTCCTTTAGAATTGGTAACACCACCCATTTGAGCGGTATTGAATATATTTTCATTAAGACCCATTATTTTACGCATCTTTTTAATTTCTTCATTTAAAATAGGTTTTTTCATAATAATCTCGTATTTTTATATAAATACCATGAACTTTACATAAATTCCCCATATTTATTCCAGATGCATCGAAAAAAACAAAATAAAAATAATATAATCATGCGAATGAAAACCTCTTCCTTTTGAAGAGGTTTTTTTTTGCCCTAAAAAAACAAAAAAGAAATGAAAAACACAGAAACTTACCACGAGCTGGTACAAAAAATGAGAAGCTTCTTCATCCAAAGAGGATTTAAAGAAGTACCAACACAATCAAGATTATCAATCCTTGCCGCATGCGAAAACCCACACTCAGTTAAAACGTTTGAGTACAGCGGAGAAATCTGGCCACTACCACAAACTGGACAAATGTGGCTTGAGCATGAACTATTAATGAACCCTGAATGGGAAGGTGTATTCTGCATCTCAACATCTTACAGAGAAGAAAAGAACCCAATCCCTGGTAGACACGAATTAATCTTCCCAATGTTCGAGTTTGAATCAAAAGGTACAATGGAAGACCTGATCAAATTGGAAGGTGACCTATTGGCTCATCTTGGATTCGGTGATTCAATGCATGAAGTACAATACGAAGACGTATGTGAAGAATACGGTGGGGTTCCAATTCTGGAAGATGAACACGAATCAAGAATGTGGAAAGAGAAAGGAAACATCGTTTCACTTCAACACTTCCCAATCAGAACAAACCCGTTCTGGAATATGAAACATGATCAGAATGGTATCTTTAATAAAGTGGATGTAATTATGTATGGACAAGAAACAATCGGCTCCGCAGAGAGAAGCTGTGACGTGGAAAAGATGAAAGAGATGTTCTACGCCATCGAAGATGGCGGTTACGCTAGGAAACTGTTCGAATTATTCGGCAAAGACCGTGTGGAAGCTGAACTTGAAGAGTTTTTAAAATTTAATTTCTTCCCAAGATTCGGTGGGGGGATCGGAATGACTAGATTAGCAAGGGCTTATGAATTAATGAAGGGGGGGTAATCACCCCCTTTTTATTCTAATAAATCTCATATAAAAATATGATATTGCTCACTGGACGGGGTTTTTTTCACATTTTAAACATATTTACTTTTAAATAATAAAATTTTTATGTACATTAACACACCTTACAAAATTGTCTACGATACCCAAAAGTATCCGTTTAAAGAAGTTGTCAAAGAAATCTTAGAGGTTGATAACTTGGAGAAAATCCATCAGCTTGAAAATTACGACTTATTATCAAGAGACAAAGACCAATCAACTGGATGGCATAAAGCCTATTATAATAAGTTCGAAGAAAAGTTTTACCCTTTATATGTTGAGTTCGTAAAACACCTTGCTGAGAAATTTGGTTACGATTCAATTATTTACCAAAAAATTCCAACATTCCGTGCACACCTGGTAAATAATCTTGGTGTTGGTGAATGGCATAAGGACAAAACCTATAATCACGGTGTTGATGAAGTTAACTTTTGGATGCCTTTTACGGATACTTATGACACAAACACCATTTGGTGTGAGAGTATTGAGGATCTTGGTGATTACAGATCATATGATGTTAAGTACGGTGAGATATTAGTTTTTAGCGGTGCCAACTTAATGCACGGTAATAAAATTAACACAACCGAAGATACACGTGTATCTGTTGATTTTCGTTTGGTTGACCCAGAAAAATTCGTTACTAACGATAAACAATCAATAAATGGTATAACCAGTTTTGTTGTTGGTGGGTACTTTGAAAAGATTTAATTCGTAATTAAGATAAACAAAAAAGGGGCCTAAGCCCCTTTTTTTATTTGATTCCCATCCTTTCTTTTAAAGCTGGGAGAAATTTATGTATCTCAAAATTATCAACATCATTGTACTGAGACTTAAATGATTTTTCATTAGTGAATTCTCTGCCCCATGATTTGTAGGTATTAATTTTAACTTCGGTGTAATCCAAATCCCTGAACACATAATGATTAATAACCATATTATCTAAAACCTGAAGATCGGTATGGTAAGCCTTTTCATTAATATTACTCGGGTTGTTGTTCGAATCAACATATAGATAATTTGGTTTTAATCTACAAAAATGAACTGATGTTAATATATCAAAAGCATCTTTTCTCACAAGACACTTCACGTGTCTTTGATCATCCCATTTAGCGCCAGTATCTTTTATTTTTGATTTTGTTAACTTTTCAGTTATTAACTCACCATCATTTAGTCTGTAACCAGAGTTACCCATCATTCTCCAATTAACACCTATTTGACCAACATTTGAAGGGAAGGTATTAATAACATTTTTTATGTTACCGTTATTAACTGGGTATAAAAACTCATCAACGTTTAAAAAAATAAACCAGTCGGTCACAGATTCTCGTATAAGTTTATTAAAAAGTGGTATTGATGTGTTTACCAAAAGAACTTCATTATCAAATGAGTTTTTACCGTTATTGGTTTCAACGGATAGGTTAGTTAAATGTACAATACCTGTGTCAATATATGGTTGTAAAACCTCAAGGTAATTATCTTCACTTAAATGATTAATTAAATAAAAATTATCAAAACCAATCATAAGGTGAAACTCAATCCATTCTTTTAAAAACTTCGCCTCATCCCTAAATTGAGATACTATGGATACTTTCATTTAATAAGATTAGGAACTATTTTATTAAAATAAATGTTTTTAGAGTTTACACTCAACACTTGTTTTAATTATTTCGTATGTACTTTCGTTTAATGGTACTTCCACTGGGGAGTCTTTTTTGAGAATGCCGAGTATCTCATCATAAGATTTGCAGATATCTTGTTCAAGTTCTTCAACAGATGGTTTATCTTTGAAACCACCGCTTGGGTAACCACCACCCATTTTAACTAAGTTTCCGTTAACGTCAAATAAAATTCTATCACCAAGGGATACCAAACGGCCTTCCTTAAAATAACCAGCCATTAATTTACCTCTGTCAGATACAATACCGATCGTTTCGTTTGAATCAGCCTCTTCTAAACTAGCCCAGTTTTTTTTTACCTCATCTGGTGTAACTGGACCGATGTTGTTTTTTTCTCTGTAAGCTTGAGCTTTAACACCCTTTAAAATATTTTCAAGAATTTTGGCAACATCTTCGTAATCAAGATCTTTGTATTTCTCATCGATCAAATCATTTATCTCCATGTATAAATTACCGCTTCTGTTAGAAAGGTCTTCACCTAGTGGGCTTGGGTTGTAACCCATCTCACCGTTGGTGCTTTCGTTTTCAATCTTTTGTGCACCATATCTGATCCCTTTTAAAAAATCCTCAACACTATCAAACTTACCAGTCAATGTACTTTCTTCATACACGCTTATGCTACCATCAATGTTACCATATACTCTATGGCCAATCTCAAGAACATAAGGTGCAATCTTATGTAAATCACCAACAACGCTTTCTAACTCGTGCATAATTGTTGTATCATAGTAAACACCACTGATGTTTCTACCTTCATTAAGTCCCATCATCTTGCGGATCTTAGCGATTTCGTTTAACATATTCTTTTCCATAATAAGAGGTTATTAATGATAAATACTTGAAACTTTTTTAAAATTACATATATTTATTGAAGACCTTGTGATTGGGTTCCATGCGTACTGGATGCGTTTGAGTTGGAATTGATGCCAACGATATGGACACCAAATACAAAAAAAATATAAGGAAAATGTTATACACGTACATTAATACTGTACCTGCGCCCAGTGCGTTCATCACAGTAAACAAACAAAGACTCCGTCAAAACGGAAAGTTGGTCTACATGAAAGACCAAACAGAGTTCGAGATCGAACTTTACAATCCCACAAAAGAAAAAATAATGGCAATGATTGAAATGAATGGCACACCCATTTCAGATTCAGGTATCATTCTAAAACCAGGTCAAAGGGTATTCCTCGAAAGGTTCCTGGATGACGAGAAGAAGTTTCTTTACGAAACTTATGTGGTAAACAATAATAAGGAAACCAAAGAAGCGATCCAGAACAACGGAAAGGTTACGGTAAGATTCCACAAAGAATCAAAACCAAGGCCGAGAAGTTTAGCATACGGATCCGTCTTTAATGGTTCATCGGGTTTTGGTTGGAGTGAGATTATTTACACAGACTACAAATACAACAACCCAATAACATATAACACAACTGACTTTAAAGGTATCAACAACACCTTCTTCACAAACAGTTTTGCTAATACAGAAATTAGCAACAGCATGAGAAAGACGGAAACTGGTTCAGTTGAACAAGGAAGCCAAAGCAACCAGGAGTTAAAATCAACCAACGGAAACTTTGAATGGTTTTACACATGGACGGATGAATGGCAAATAATGCCACACAGCCAACAACCAGTTCAAGCGAAGGATTTGATTGACAGGTGTGTTAAATGTAAGACCAAATTAAAATCAAGCCATAAATTCTGTCCAGAATGCGGTGAAAAGAATTTGAGTAAACAAGATCCAGATGAATTCTTACAGTCACTGACAAAGGAACAATTAATTGAATTGTTAAAAGCAAAATAAAATAATCTTCACAAGGTCACTAAATCCCGCCAAAAGCGGGATTTTTTATTAGTTTTGGCGATATATATAAGAAAAAGCCCCTAAAATATGACAAATGAAGAGATTACAGAGGAAATTTACCACGAAGCCTTCACTGAAGGATTCATTGATGAATTGAGACAAAAAATTGATGAATTTAAGTTTTCAAAGGATCATCATAAACTTCCGCACCATGAAATGGTGTATAAAGCCTATTTTTTAGTGAAATCTGGTGAAATAAATGGGAAATCTTAAGTATTTATAAGAACATGAACGTTTTTGACCAATTAGGAGCCAGACATCCAGATGTTAGATATGAACTTTACCCAACAATTAAGGGTAATGAGAAGCGTGTATATCTCACAGGATTCATGGTACCTTATACAATGAGGGGGAAGGGTCTTGGAACGGAATTTATGGAAGATCTTATTAAGGTTGCCGATGAAAATGGGTTTAAGATAACTCTAACACCATCAAGCAGCTACGGTGGGAATGTAACAAGGTTAAAACAGTTCTATAAAGGGTTCGGATTTGTTGAAAACAAAGGGCAAAACAGAGACTTCTCACACAGAGAAGATATGTACAGAAATCCACAGGGGTTAAACGAAAATTTGAAAAGATTAAAAGAAATAATAGATTCAAATTTTTAAAGAAAAAATTATATTTATATTAGTATGGGAATCGAATTAAAAAAGAAAAAACAACTCATAGAGAGATTAAACAGAAGATTGCTTTCTGAATCTGAAATGGCTTGCCCAAGGGCGACTCAGGATCTTGAGTTGAATACCAGAAATAGAAATAAATCAATAGAGGCAGAATATATCCAATACGGCCCATTGAATTTAAATGACGAGGAGTATTGGGAAAGATATGCCAAAAAATGGAAGACTGAACCAGAGGTTGCAAAGAAATCCAATTGCGGTAATTGCGTTGCTTTCGATATCTCCCCAAGAATGGACGAGTGTATGCCAGGTGAAGTTTCCGATGAAGAAGGTAGATTGGGTTATTGCTGGATGCACCATTTTAAATGTCACTCAGCTCGCACCTGTTACACCTGGGCGGCTGGTGGTCCGATAACCGATGATAAGGTATCATATGATTGGCAACAAAAAAACCAAAACGATTAAGATGGAACAAAAAGATTTAAATAGACTTGTGGAAGTAATGGGCTTGATCAATGATGATCTTGTTGTTGAGTCTTTTGACGTTATTAACGAGGAGAAAAAGAAAGCGGACCGTTGTCTTAGAATAGCGAGAAGAAAATACGACAAACCATCAGCATACAGATCTGGTGCCATTGTTCAGTGCAGAAGAGGAAAGATCTGGAAGGATCTTAAGGAAGAAGATATTAATGACGCACCAGAAGATGTAAAGGAACTCATATACAAAGCGCATGACGCAATCACAAGAAGAAAGGGTAAGGACTACGCTCCAGACGTTCACGAATTGCAAGCATGGGTGGATGAGTATTTGGATGGACAACAAAATGAAGCCCATTCGGACGCAAAATTTCAATTTTCAAAGGATTTAGCTGATGACCCAGAATACGCTGAATTTAAAAAGAATTCAATGTATAAGGATGAAATTGGTCAAGAAAGAACTTACGGGACACCAAATGCGGTAGGTAGGGATAGCTTTATACAGAAAAAGAAGTGGGGTAGAGTTGGCGTTGATGACTACGATCCAGATTTTGACGATGATATTGATGAAGCAAAGAAGACCGATTTCTCAAAGGAAAAGAAAAGCGGACTTCACGGATGGTTTTCAAGAAGAGGTGGTGGTGGAAGCAAAGGATGGGTTGATTGCAACACATGCAGAAACACGGACGGTAAAAAGAAATGCAAAGCATGTGGAAGACAAGCTGGTGAAAAAAGATCAAAGTATCCTTCATGCAGGCCAACACCAGCATCTTGTGGAACACCAGGAAAAGGAAAGAAATGGGGAAAGACAAAAGAAGAGTCTTACAACATGATGAATGAAGCGGAACAAAAGGAAAAGAAAAGAATTGCATTGTTGTTCATTGTGATCGACAATAAAGTATTATTATTCAAAAGAAGCCCAGAGGAAACAACGAATCCAGGGAAATACGGAATGCTTGGTGGACACATTGAAAAAGGTGAATCACCAGAAGCAGCATTAAAAAGAGAAATTAAAGAAGAAGCTGGGGTTGAATTAAAATCGTTCAAAAAATTAAAAACATATGAATTGGATGATGTACAATTAAACGTGTTCTACACAAACGAATTTGACACAGAGAGTATTAGATTAGATAAGAAAGAACACACAGGTAAGAAATTCTTCACATTGGAGCAACTTGATGAAATGTCTCCAGAAGAATGCATAGACACAAACAAAGGAATCGCCAGAGATTACAACAAGAAGGCGAAAGAGGATATGCAACTTAATGAGAGTGTACATAGAATGAAATCCATCATAAGTTATGCCATATAGTTTAAAATCCATAGGAGATGCAAATCTCCCAATCACCCTGGTGTCCGCAACATACACCGCACTGGACACCGACTACATTATAAATGCAACATCTGGAACGTTTAATATTACCTTACCCACAGCGGTTGGTATAACAAATAAACTTTATATTATAAAGAATAGCGGGACGGGTGTTGTTACCATTGTAACAACAGGTAGCCAAACGATTGATGGAAGTTCGGCATCAATAAACCTTACGCAAAACACAAGCATATCTATCCAAAGTGATGGATCAAACTGGATTATTACCACAGCTTCTGCAACAGGCAATCCAACGGAGATACAATACAACAAAAACGGATCTTTCGCCTCTTCATCTAACTTAACTTATGATGATAGCACCAACACCTTTTTATCTAATGGGATTAGTGCGCTACGTAGAAAAGTGGAGATCGGCATAAACGCTGATTGGGTATTCGTAAGCAGAGCGGATGATTTGCCCGCAGCAGTTGGTGGTGTTATCACTTTGCTTGATAACATAACTTATATGTTTGTGTGTGTGGTGGACCTTCAGGGTGATCGTTTAGTGTGTGGAGACAACACAACACTTTTGGGCGGCTCCTCGGAAAACTGTAGGATATTATCAACTGGTTTAACTGGTCAAGCTATGATATCATCAGTATACTCCTTACCGATCAGGAATTTAACAATTGAAGCGGACGTGGCTTTAAACTTAGCTGGTAATGTTACAACATCTGCAATAGACTGGTTTGGTGTTAACTTTACCAACTGCAATACAATAGGCGTAATAAGAGATTACGCAAACGTTATCATGACGGACTGCGCTTTCTTGGAAAGCGCTTCATTAACCTTTGATGGAACCATCGGAACGGTTGGATTCGCCCAATGTTTATTTAATGGAACCACTGGTAATACCATATTTATTTTACCACCAAGTTTAACCATTTCCAGAAGATTTAGAATTATTTACAGTTCATTTGTGGTTTTATCAGGTGAAACGGGAATCAACGTATCAACCACAGCAACCATACCAGCGGATGCTTATATTTTAACATATTGCAATTTTTCGGGTGGTGGCACATATTTGGCTGGTCACGATCATACCTCAAACAAAGCTTTATTTATTAATAATGTTGGTATAACTAACTCAAGTAACGTTGGTCATTATTATATGCAGAACAATGCCACTGCAACTACGGGTATAGTTCAAAACACTTATCTGAAAGCTGCTGGGACAACTGTTGTTGGGGCTGGTAACTCCCCGAAATGGACTACCGCAACTACTAATAGATTAACTTATGCGGGTAGTATAACAACTGAATTTATAATTACTGTGGTTGGAGGTACACCAATGCCATTTGCAACACAAGACGTTATCCAAGTCGCCACTGGTGACTTTTTTGAGATATGGGTAACTAACGAGACAGGTACTCAAGCGATAACGTTAACAGATTTAAATGTGATTATACAGAAAGTTACTGGATAAATGATATGAAAAAAACTTTAAAGGAAGAAATAAACAGAATGAAGACCATGATGGGTGTCTCCGAAGAAATGATAGAGATACCCAGCGACAGCAATTTAATGAATTTCTTTCATGGTGGCGATTTGGATGAGATCAAATACGATATACAACAAAAAACTGATAGACAGCGATATGGTTCTGGTTTATACCTGACAACATATTATGATGTCGCAAAAAAATATGCAAAGGGCAATAGGAAGATGTATTTGGTTTCGGTACAAAAAGGTGTGGACATAAATGATAAGAAGGTGGATATGGAAACTTTAATGCAATTCCTTAATCAAAGCTTTCCCAAAAAAACGGCACAGACCATACTTAATTTAGCCAATTACAGAATACACAATGATGGCATACCATTATATTTGGTGAATAACATATTAATAAACCACAATTACCTTAAAGGTCCCAAATCGGTTGCATGGAGAACGTTTCTGGTTGGTTTGGGTGTTGATTACGAGATCGTTGATAACGCTTTTGGTTATGGTGACACCATGATGGTTTTATATAACCCAAGTTTAATAAAGAGCGTTAAACGTATTCAACCAAAGGACACCTTACCCACATACGATTTAAATAAATAAAAAAAAAGTTATCAGTAGGCAATAAATAACACGCCCTCTTAGCGATAAGGGGGTTTTTTATTTTACCCGTTTGCCATTCTTTTTCTGTCGTTGGAATTTGGTCTTGCGCTGTAGCTATATGTATTTGGATTATACAACGATCTGCTGCTTTGTTGATTTAAGCGCACAACAATGGAATATCTGTCAGCAAAACCGCTACCGCTCTCAACAAATTTAACCTCACCAGACATTTGATCTGGGTATTTGGATAAAACATCCTGAAGAACTTTTTCAGCCTCTTGTTTTGTTGGGAAACCAATTACGTGTATGTAATATACATTATAGTGAATTGTAATTTCGCTGAAATCTTTGCTGTTGATGTCAATGGATTTACCAAGTTTACCTAGGCTATCATTTTGATAATACATTGAAACCTTTTGTTTGTATTCAATGGGTTCACCCTTAATGTTCATCATTGGCTTACCCTCTTTGTCCAAAGGTGTATTAATGGGTTGTTTCTTAAGATCAAGATAAAGATTTTTGGCAACACCACCCATGATGGTTGTATCCGCCTCTTCAAGACTCATTTCATTTTCATTGATGATATTCTCACCCATAAAGTTCATAAGACCTTTGATTTTACTTAATTCCTCATTTAACATATTTTTGTTACCCATAAAATTATATTTTTAAATAAATACCTTTTTATCATTAAAAGTTTCTACTGTTCGCCTTTTTTAAGATTTTTTTTCATATCCTTGATCATCTTAAGCATATTGGTATTATCGGTCTTGATGATGGTCTTTGTCTGAACAACTGGTTCGGAAATTCGCATCATGGATACCCTTGGGCGGTCATCGCCCGTTCCGTTGTCACCATCAGGTTCCTGGTAGTCACCCCCACCGAAAGGGTTTTCATTTCTTTTATCTTCCAGAACGGTAATCTTGCCGTTGGTCTTTTGAGCTTCAGCTTCCAGAGAGGATATCATGGCAAGAATCTCCTGTTCCCTCTGAGCAAACTTATTGGTGCAAGACATCTGACCTTCGATTACCTGATCGTTTAACTGCATGACTCTTTGTGTAAGAGATTGAATTTCAGTACGTTGAAGGTCGATCTTTGATTTTAACTCCTCATTGTCCTGGGTAAACGCACCCACGATCTTTGGGCCCACGCTTATGAAGGTGATGGAAAGCAATAAGAATACAAGGGCAAGTAGACGCTGGCCGACTGATAGCTTTGAAAGAATTTCTGAGATGTATTTGAACATGGTTTTTTGATTTACATATAAATAGTTTGTTTATGGTTTATAGTTTACTGTAAACAATATCGTGCAAATGATCGATAATTTAAAAATATCGTTTAAAAAGCCGATAATTTAAGATATCGTTTAAAAGGCCGAATTTTTGAATGAAAATTTTCCCCAGAAATTTTTTTGAAAAACGGTTTCAGAATAAAAAGGGGGTCATGTTTTGGAAATGGGTGTTGTAAAAAAGGGGGTATACAGGGGGTCCGAAATTTTGGAAAAAAAATACCTGGAAATTTTTTTTTAAGAAAAGGTTCACACGGATGTTTGAGCCCCTCTTTTGGCGGGGAGCGGGGGGGTATATGGGGGGCTTTTGGAGAGGGGGGGGTCTTATACAACTTACTGACCAAATATCCTAATATTTGCTGACCAAGTTATCCACATTGTTACCAATAGTTATCCACAGGGTCTATTTCGCATTTTAAAGCGTTTTAAGGGGGTTTAATCTTAAATGATATCAATATACCACCCGTATATAGTTAAGCGAATAGCGGGCAAATAAGGCACAAAAAAAGGGGTGCTTTGTTGCACCCCTCTCTTATCCGTTTACCTCTCGTTTAGTAGGTAAGTACTTGCTTGTTCGCCCTTACCTCTTTGATACCCTCAACCTTGATAGTGCGAAAGATAATATCGTTCTCAAGACCTTGATTGACTGCCTTTGTGGTTTTAGGTTTGAACTGCTTGATTACCTCAACTTGCTCTGCCGTTGCCTCGATGCCGTCCACAAAGTAAGTGATTACTTTTGCGTTGTTCACGATGCCCGAAAGGTATCTATCATCTACCTTGTTACGATTGCGAACGATAGACCCGTTGTTGGTATCGTAAACTTTTTCGTGCCAATTTTGCTTTGCCTCAAAATCTGCCTCGTTGCCCTCTCTTACTCGTGCGTTGTTTACTGCGTTTTGGTAAACTGCGTTCAAAAGGAAATTGTAGTTTACCAACTTCGTTACCTCTGCGTTCGCCAATGGGTTACCACGCTTTAATTGTTTTTCGCTTACTACTGCGATTACCTGTGCGAATGTTGCACTACCGCCATCGTTGATAGCGTTCATAATTTGTTGCTCTTTTGCTGTTAAATTGTTCATATAAATTGTTTTTAATTGTGAGACACAAAGATAGCGTTTAGTTTGTTTACAACCAAATTTCAAACTAATTAATTTGAAAATATTTTTTTTTAAAAATAATTGCCCAAATATTTGGTTGTAAACTTTTTTTGATTATTTTTTTAAATAAAAGGGACTGCCGTTTTTTTTGCCCTTTGCCCTTTGCCCTAGATCCATGGAAACGATTTTAAGGCGATTTAAGGCACTTTAATACCTCAAACGATAAAACACCCATAAAACAAAAAAGGGAGCAAATTTGCCCCCTTTCTATGCGTGTGGTGATGATTACTTCACCACCTCTGCGAACTGCTCAAACAACTTGCGTTCCTTTTGAGCAACCGAACCGAACATTTTGGTATCGTCCTTGTCCGAACCCAACATATGCGTTGTGTACTTCGTTACACCGCTGAACAACCCCCACAAGGTTTTACCCTTGTATGCCGTTTCTTGTGCCAACGCTTCACGAAAACGCATAATGTTGTTTTTGTTGCGTGTGCTGATTGTGTCTGCGTCTGCTTTAACGTCCGCCAAAGATACCGCAAACAACCCCTTCAACACCTCATCAACCCACTTGTCCGCCATTGGCACTTCTGCCAACTTTTGGATAGTTTCAAAGTTTGCCTTTTCCTCGGCACGAACTTGCTCTGCTGAACGAAGCAAATCATCAACTTTGATAATCATTGACTTCGTGTGCTTAATCTTTGAACCCAACCCACGATAAGCACCAAAGAAAGTATTTTGGCAACTGATTGTAGTAGTTGAATGACCAAACGCAAGACTTGTACTGCCGTCAAACGAATTGACTGCCGTAAGGTATCCTTTTACCTTATCGCCATAAGACAAATCCAAATCATCGGTTTTCAACTGAATGAATACCTTTGAACCGCCATTCAACAACCCTGCGTTGTGGATAGGCAAATCTGCTGACTGCGACAACTGAAATAGCAACTCTGCCATTTGTTGGTTTTGGAATACCTCGTAAGATGACTTATGCACCCCCAAGATTTTTTGCGTGTCCTCACGAACGATAGCAACGCTATCTGTGATGATACCACTTGCCGTCTGCAAAACTTCTTTGTTTGCTGACCAATTCAAACCCGCTTTTTCTAAAAGCATAAATGCGTTAACGCTGTCGTTGTTGTTAATGTAGAACATATTTAATTGTTTTTAATTGTTTAACTTGATGCAAAGTACGGCATAAAAAAGTTTACAACCAAATTTATTTTAATTAAAATGAAAATATTTTTTTGTTTAATGATTTTGCCCGAAAGTTAAACAAAAAGACAAACCCCCTTTTATTTTATAAAAAAGCAAAAAAAAGTTTACAACCAAATTTTTTGACAACTTTTTTTAAAATTTTTTTGTAAAAAAAAAAATAAGACAACGTGCTTCTGATTTACTTCGTGGTCTTACCCCCGCCCGTCTCGGTTTCCCATTGACAATTCAAAGGTAAACATAAAAAAGTTTACAACCTAATTTGTTTTTAATTAATTTGAAATTATTTTTTCCCTAGATCTATGGACAAAAAAAAAGGGTGCTTAAAGCACCCCTTGTTTGTAGTCGTTCATAATCTGCTCAAACTGCGTTAGGCAATCCTTTGCGCCCCTTCCTTTGAGTCCGTAGTACTTTTTAATCTGCGTGAAGGTGATGCCCTTGAAGGTCATGCCCTTTGCCATGATTTTAAGATTAAAGTGGTGTACTGACAATTGATAGGTAAAGTAGTCAATTGCGTTGTTGCCCATGGAAACCGAAGGTGTTTGAAGGTTACCTTGTCTTGCGCTTGCGAGTGCTTGTTCAAATTGTGTCATATCTATTTATTTTTGTTGATGCGAAGATATGCATAAAAAAGTTTACCGCAAAATTTATTTTAATTAAAATGAAAAATAAAATGGATCCCTTTTATTTTATAAAAAAGCAAAAAAAAGTTTACAACCAAATTTATTTTAAATAAAATAAAAAAAGGGACTTTCGTCCCCTTTTCAATTCAACCTATTTTATTTAGTTGTAAGCATCGCAAGTATGGTGCTTATGTCTTTCGGGTTTGATTGGTGCGTACTGCGTTTTATACGCATCGCATTGCACATAACGGGTTCTTTTTTTGTGCTTCTTTAATTTGATTGGGTCGCCTGCGAAACTTGTTCCTACTGCTACCAAAACTGCTGCTGATAATAAAACTAACTTTTTCATTTTAATTTGTTTAATTGGGTTATGGTGTAAAGGTCTAAATAATAAAGTTTACGTGCAAACTTTTTGGCAATTATTTTTTTACTTTAAGCAATTTTTTTCGTAAACCAAAGGGATAAATAAACCAAAATTTGCCGTCAATTCCTTATTGGTGTTGACATTTACGTTTGCCCAAAGAATATAGTAATTAAAATAAAAACCCCCAACCAAAGTGTTTTTTGTTTCACCACTTGCCAAGATACTGAACGAACCCAAATCTTTATCGTTGTAGTTGTTAAAGTATTGTTTTTCGTTTATGTTAACCCCAATGTTAACCCCAACCCTCAAATCATCATCATTGTTTAGTATTTTACCGATTGTAAGGGACGTATTTTTTTCGGTGCTACATACATTTGCAATATCGTAATGTTTTGCGTTTGGATGCAATTCGGGTGCGATATAATCAAATCTAAAGGGTGCTGATTGCGTACCTTGTTTTACTTCACCATAGGAAACAAAACCATAGTAACCAATGCCGTTTGCATCAACTCCCAGCGAAAATCTATTTAGTTTAGAATTAACCCCAATCAATGCTTGTGCGTTTGCAACCAACGTGCTAACTGCGAACCCGATTAAGAATGTTATCTTTTTCATTGATGCGAATTAACGCATAAAAAAGTTTACAAACAAATTTTATTTTAATCTATTTTAAACTTCAACATTCTCTTGTAGTTGTGTCGTCTCTTGTCGTTTCTTATCTTTCCTTCTATCAACAATAATATGCGTTATTATTGCCGTACCAAATAACCCAACAATAGTTGCCCCTATTCTAGCACTTGTGCTTCTAAAAAAATTGGTGTTTTTGTAGATTGGGTATCCATTCTCGTCAACCCCCATATAAGTGCTATACTCACTCGGATTCAAACTTTGTGTTGATTCAGTCCATGACGTTTGAGCAAACGTATTCAATGACAACCCCAACCCGATAAATAAAATTAACTTTTTCATTTTGTTTAATTTGATATTGTAAAGGTATTCATAATAAAGTTTACAACAAAGAAAAAGGGCACATTTCTGCGCCCTATTCCACAAAAATAAATATGAAAATTAACAGAACAGCCCGTTTTTTAGTTTTACTACACTCTCAATCCATTCAATGACTTTACAAGCATAGTAATTTGTTGTAAGGTCGCACAAGAACTCGTCTAACCTTCTAAATGCAAATTCGTTGTTTGGATCAACTTCCAACCTGGTGAACTCCTCTTGCGTTCCCCACTCTTTGCCAATGATAGTTACTTTCTTTTCAGTTGCAACTGCGGTAATAATTCCGCCTTGACAATACTCCCCGATTTTAAATGTTTTTGTTGCCATTTTGTTTAATTGATTAGAATACAAATGTACAAATAAAAAAGTTTACAACCAAAAAAAGTTTGGGGGATTTCTCCCCCATTCTTTTTAGTAGGTAAGGACTTGTTTGTTTGCTCTCACTTCTTTTATGCCTTCAATACCAATTGTACGGATGACAACCTCTTTATCCAAGCCTTGATTTTTAGCACTTGAACTTGATTTGAATTGCTTGATGATTTCAACTTGCTCTTGTGTGGCTTCAACTCCATTCACAAAGTAAGTTAAAGTTTTAGCGAAATTGATTGAAGCCATTAAGTAGCGATTTTCTCTTTTGTTGCGATTGCATACAATTGAGCCATTCTCACTATCATAAACCTTCTCGTGCCAATTTTGTTTGGCTTCAAAGTTTGCTTCTTTACCTTCTCTCACTCTGGCATTGTTTACCAAGTTTGTGTAGTTAGCATTCAGCAACACATTGTAGGTAGTTAGTTTGGTTACAACCTCTTTCGCCAAAGGATTACCTCTCTTTAACATAGATTGCTCAACCAATGCAGTAACTTCTGCAAATGTACCTTTGCCGCCATCATTGATAGCCTTTAAGATTTGTGCCTCTTTTTCAGTTAGGACTTTAACATTGTTTTGATTTAACATATTTCTTTCGTTTTGTTAATACAAAGATATGCGAAAAAAAGTTTACAACCAAACTTTATTTTAATTAATTTGAAAAAAAAAATGGGGAATTTCTTCCCCACTTCATTACCAAGTAATTTCAATGCAATTGCTCCGAATACAATGCCGATAATCAATTCGGTTTGTGTGGCCACATCACTTAATGAACCCCAACATAAACCTACTGCGAAAAATCCTAATACTGATAGTACTAACGGGATAACTTTAATTTCTCTTTTCATTTTGTTTAATTGTTTATTGGTACAAATGTAAGCGTAAAAAAGTTTACAACCAAATTTATTCTAAAATTTGATAAATATCTTCACCAACGATCACCCCCAATACTCTACCATTGTCCCACTTGACGCTGATAACATCAAACCCAACATTTGTGATTGTACCTTCCGTACCACTCTCCACTGGGTGTTGCTCATTAACCATTGAGATTAATTTGATTCTTTTGCCGACTAAATGTTTATTGTCCATATATAATTTATTTTAGTTTAACTGAACCTTGCCATCATCGGTGTAAGTTTGTCTTGGTGCGTGGCTTGGGTGGTATGCGACCTTCCTTATCACATCATAGACGATTGTATCACCCTTCTTCAAACGTTTTTTACTTGCGTAACATTTGCTCGGGAATTGTGCGATGATTATCTTTAACATATCCGTTTTGTTTTGTTAATTCAAATGTACGCATAAAAAAGTTTACAACCAAATTTATTTAAAAAAAAATGGGGACTATTGCCCCCACTTTCATATTGATTAGAATGAAATCACTTGTTGAATACGAATGTCCAAATTTCACCCTTGTGCGATACTTGTGGTGTCCAACCATTGTAACCCTCACGAGAATAAAAGAACTGAACATACTGCTTTACCGCTTCAATGTCAGCGTTGTTGAACGCACTTGTTACTTTAAAGGTCATAACCAATGTATTCGTTGTCTTGTTCTTAACAATGGTCATATCCGTTTGGAATACACTTTCGGGTAATTTAGGTGCTTCCACAACCTTTACTTCTTCGGTGCAAGGATACCACTTTCTTCCCTCTCTCTTTCCATTCTCATTGTAGTGCTTCCAAGGGTCAACTCCGTCTCTTTTTACATCGGGGTTGGCTTCAAGGTACTTTTGACGAGCAACCTCGCAATTTTGTGCGTCCTGTCCGAATACACTTACTGAGATTAAGCCAATAACGGCAATAGCGATTAACTTTTTCATATTGTTTATTTGTTTAATGTTGATACAAATGTACGCATAAAAAAGTTTACAACCAAATCTTTTTGCAAAAATCTTTTATTTCAATTAAAATAAGTAAGATTGCAATGCCAAGAAAGAAACAACCAAAGAAAGCCATGCCGATTTGATTGTTCACTGGTATATCCCAAGTGTTTGCCACATGGAACGAAAACCAAGCCATTAATATCGCTGATATTAATTGACCGATAGAATATAATTTATTTAATTTCATATTGTAAAGGTATGAATAAAAAAGTTTACAACCAAAAAAAAGGGGGTTATTCACCCCTTTTTTCTCTGCTCAATAAGAACTGAATGAATGAACTCATCGGGTCTTCTTTACCTCTCTGCAATCCGATAAGGTAGCCAATCAAAACCAATTTCCTTTCGTACTTTGTTATGTTAACATCAACCTCTCCAAATTCTTCCTCTCTGATGTTGTTCGCTTCAATCTCCATAAAGTCGGAAATCTTTTCGGTGGTCTCGCCAAAGGTCTCCTCAATTCGTTTAGCAGTTTCATCATACCACTCTTGTGATAACTGCAATGCTTCGGGTAGTGTTTGTTGTTTGTCCATTTGTTTAATTATTTAATGTTAGAACAAATGTAACCATAAAAAAGTTTACAACCAAATCTTAATACAAAACTTTTGTAGTTTTTCTTAATTTTGGATCACTGGCAATGGTCAAAGACATATTTGCATACAAGGTTAATTCTTTCTTGTTGGGCATTGTATTCGCTTGACAACTCGCAACCATAATATCTCCCTCACAAGAAACGAAATCAACTTTAACTATTCCGTATTGTGCTGGAAAGGTTGGGTCTTTTTGTTTGCGAATAATATCAAAACAAAAATCTTTGCTGAATGTGGTATCATTCATCAACCTCACCGCTTGGTCGTATTCAATGTCGGTGTTTGGGTACAAAACTATTTTCAGTTTCGGGGATTGAGCAAACGCATTCAACCCCAATGAAAACAAACTGATTAAAATAAACTTTTTCATATTGTGTTATTATTTGATAAGGTAATTCCCAACTCCCTAAACATTTCGTTTATTTGATAGTCAGCGTTAATGTCGCCAACTTTTTTGTCAATCAATGACAATTCGTACATCAAGGTCTTGCGTTTCATACGATACAATCTTGCATCAATCTTACCTATCTCCATTTGGAAATCAAGTGTCGCAATCTCCCCCTTAATCTCCCCAACACGACTATCAATCATTGATAATTGTTGGGTAAGGTTCTCCATAATTTTCTCTGTGTTTTCCATAGTGCAAAGGTATGTAGAAAAAAGTTTACAGCCAAATTTATTGTGAATAACTTTCTAAATAAAAAGGGGCAACTTTCGTTACCCCCTTTCTTCACAATTAAACAAGTGTCAAGTCAACAACAACTCGCCACTTCGTTCTTCCATAAGACTATCAAGTCTTTTAAGGTTTTCTAACAACCTCTCTCTTTCTTTACGATAGATTAAGTAATTGTAGTCCATAACCTCTTTGGAAAGTCTTTGCCACTTATTTTTGAACACTTGAAAGCAATTATCTGCTACTTCAATGTGTGCCTCGTGGACGCAAGATGAAAGGATATGTATTACTCGTTCAAAGTCTTTCATACTTTCCAACTGCGTGTTAATTTTTTGTTCTTCTAATTGGTCTTGGTCGGGAATACCCGCTAATTTTCTTAAAATGTTTGACATATTGTTTTGTTGTTTAATTGTTTAGCAAACATACAAAGAAAAAAGTTTACAACCAAATTTATTACCAAGTTTTTGGATATTTTTTTAGAATTTCTTCGGGATACAATTCTCCATTGCCGTTACCCAAAACATCTTCCCACCACTTGATGCCAACCACCAATCGTGGTACTGCGAACTTCATCACATCTTCATCGTGGACACGAAAGAACAAATCACTTCTTCCACCTGTTCCTTCTTCTCCTGGTGTTGGTAAGGTCAATACCTCATCGCAATACTTTGCTCGTACTCCGAACTCTGACTGCAACCAGCCCTCAAAGTTTGCTACTTCGTCTGCTCCGACAACTGTGCCTTCCCAAACGCATACTTGATTAAAATTTTCCATTTAGATTAAGATTAGTAAAACTGTTGTGCTGATTAAAATGATTAAAATAAAAACCGCTAATAAGTCGTAATTGATTTTCATACTTCAAAGGTAAGCATAAAAAAGTTTACAACCAAATTTTAATACATTTTTTCTGTCATCGCTTTCGCCTTTGCAAAGTGCTTCTCAATCTGCTTGGCGAACGATACCAATCTCGCTTTGGTCTTGGCGTATGCCCAAAACTGGCTATACTCACTATCAAAGTTTATACCGCTACAATTTACATTGCGTTTGATACAATCCTCGAAATCGTATGCTGATTGAAAATGACGAGCTATCTGCTCGTCCCTTGGAAACCCAGTGATTGACCATTCTGCTCCCTCGTAGTCGTTCTTATAGATTAGTAACCCAAACTCTGTTCTAATGTCTTCTGATTTTTTTGCCATTGTTTAATTGTTTAATGTTAAAACAAATGTACTGATAAAAAAGTTTACAACCAAATTTATTTAACTAAATAAACAAATAAATTTAATATCATTGCGACAACCCAAAGGGATATAACGAATACCCCAAAGGTAACCACTATATAAAAGAATACGTCCTCTCTATTTTTCATTTTAATTAAAATAACTTTCCTTAATTCCTTTCTTCTTCTCCATTGTCTGTGACATAAGGTACATTGTTTCACCCGTAGGTGCATCGTGGTGCGAAATAATTACTTCAATGATACCTTTGTTTTCGGTCGCTAAAAATTGGATTGAAAAGTCGCTATTCGGTGTTAACTTGCTCACCAATGTTGTGGCACTTTCAGTTTCAAATTCGGTGTACCCTGCAACCCTTCTCCAAGTCAATGATAAGCCATACGCAAAGAATTTCTTTGTACGCATCTTCTTCATCATTGTTTTAACTTCGTAGATAAAATCGTCCCACAACCATTCAGCATCGTGTTCATCTTCCATATCAAATGGATTGTACTCTGCAAGGATTGTTCGGTGCTTTTTAATTGCGTCTTGTAGTGTTGGCATATACTTGTTTTTTTGTTGGTACAAAGGTAAGTGTAAAAAAGTTTACAACCAAATTATTCTGAAAATAATCTCCAATCTAATGATTCCTCACTTGATAGGTCACAAGCAATTTCTATATTGTTTAGGTGTGTCCAACATTCGTCAGCCATTGGTGTTGGTTTTTGGAATGTCTCGTTCAACCCTTGCTCATAGATGAATGCTCTAATCACTTTCATATCGTCCTCGATCATTGCAAGGCGGTGCTCTAATTTTTCTACTTTAGTCATACACAAATGTAATGATAAAAAAGTTTACAACCTAATTTTGTTGCAACAATTTTAAAGTTTGATCCAACTCCTCTCTGTCACAACAAACCGCTACACGTTTGTATGTCGGTATCCAAAAAAATCTTTCGTTTCTTACAATGACATAACCCAAATAAAGTTTACAATCGTATAAATAAAGTTGGTTGTAGTAATCGTAACCCAAGTCCTGGAACCCACGTTTAAAAAAAGCGATAATTTTTTTCATCTTGTTTAATTTGTTATATCAAAACTACTGATAAAAAAGTTTACAACCTAATTAATCTTCAGAAACTTTTACCCAATACACTGGCAAGTTACCATGTTGGTTTTTGAACTGCTCAACACCAACATCAGCAGCATGGTCTTTATTCCTTGCTTGAACACTATAACCATACTTTTGGCTATCATCACCTTGTTCTCTACCATGGTGGTCATTCGGGTCAATCGACATGATTGTTACATAAAAGTTTTTCATATTAATCTACTTCAATTAGTTGACAATGTTTTTCCAATTCACTCAAAGCAATTCTACCCTTGTTAGATGAATAGTAACCTTGACCTTCAAACCTTTTCTTCCACTCAAAGAATGCGTTCATCGCATCTTCTTTGGTTGCGTATGTGTCGCTGAAATGGATACTGAATCCATCGGGACTGATTACATCGTATCTTGTTTTGTTTTTCATAATTCAAAGGTAAGCATAAAAAAGTTTACAACCAAATTTATTTATAAAAAAAATGGGACCCTAAGGCCCCACTCTTTTTAATTAAAACAAATAGATATATGAGTAAACAAAAACTCCTTAGTTTGTAAAGTATGGTTGGATGACTTCATTGCCACTCAACTCAACTTGCTCTTTTACGTGCTCAACCGCTTTGATGTCGGTCGGGTCATAAACATATGCTCCATTGCTAGAAGCCACTGCGAACTGACCATTGGACAAACCCCAAAAGTAATAGCGGATTGTATCGTTTGGTTCTAATTCATTTAAAGCATTTGCGCACACCTCATTCAACTCGGGGAATAACTTTACTCCACCCGTAATTGATGATACTATGGCAAGCTTCATATTGCCGTTTGCGAACTCATTTGCTTCGGTAGTTCTTCCGATAATTGTTAGGGCTGAAACCAAGTATGGTTTGTACGCTCCCGCTTGCGGTCTTGGAAATGGGTTGTTCATTTTATTTTGTTTAATTGATTATGATACAAATGTAACTATAAAAAAGTTTACAACCAAATTAAATTACAAGATTTTTTTCTTCCACCAAAACACATTTTCCGTCCATGTACTCCAAGAACACTTGTTTGGCTACTTTAAAATAACTCATTGGGTGTCTGCGACCATTCTTGGTCAAGCGATAATACCCTTGTCCGAACATTCCACTCCAACGGAACTCCCATGTCTTGGTTGTGCCGTCTGCATAAAGGTAGGTTACCTTTGGCTTTGCTTGTAAAAAATCTACTATATTCATGTTTAATTGTTTTGTTACTTCAAATGTAAGCATAATAAAGTTTACAACCAAATTTATTTTAACTTGGCCAAAGCATCATCGTGCCAGCATCGTGCCACTCGTAATACCAACCACGCTTTTCGGTTTGCTCATTCAGTTTTGGTTGAACACCAAAGGTATTGTACCAGCTCTCACGATAGTAATCGAATAGGTCTGAATCCTCACCTGATACCCAAATACCTTTACCCTCACCCTCACCATAGAATTGTTCGGTGGTGCCAACAACATTAACTCCTTTTGTTTTGAGCCATGTCATCATTTCGTCTCTGTTTAATACTTTCATCTTGTTTAATTTGATACTTCAAAGATAAGTGTAAAAAAGTTTACAACCAAATTTATTTAAATTTATTTTCAGATCCATGGACAAAAAAAAAGGGAACTTTCGTTCCCCTTTTAATTCAGTTTACTTTGTAATTCGTATACCCAACTTACCAATGGCAACCTTGCCGATGATACCTTCTTCAATGAATAACGATACTCCGTTAATATCCATTGTAAGACCTTTGGGTTGAACCACTGTGGATGCGATTGCGTTCATTGACATACCTGTCGCACCATACTTTGCTCTGCGAGTAGCCCAAGCATCTTTCTTGGCTTGTACTTGCTTGTTTGCTTTTAGGTTTGCTCTGCGAGTAACCCATGCTTTTTGACCTCTTGTTAACGATGAATTGTTCATATTGTGTTTTTTATTTGATACTTCAAAGATAAGTGTAAAAAAGTTTACAACCTAATTTTATGCAACATTTTTAAACCCAAACAAAATCATTTCAGTTGAATTGGTATTCAAAGATTTATTTTTGTATTGGTATGGCTCAACAAACATATCCAAGTTACAATAATCTTTGAGCATACTCGGGAAGACATTGTCTCTAAAATCAGCCATATTCTTTGCACCATAGATGTCAAAATGCTTTCTTAATAAAGTATTTCGTACATTCTTGGTCATTGTGATAAAGATAGTTCCTTTAAAGCCCTGCAAAGAAGCGATAAGGCGATTTACCAACTCAACAGTGAATGAACCACAAAGGTCTAAGTTGATAAAATCATATTGTTTAAAATCAACTGAAAAGATATCACCCAAATAAAAGTTCAACTCTTGGTGTTTTTGTTTTAATTTGTCAAACCTTTTTTTACCCTTTTTGTAGATTTCTTTGTCGTACTCGTAAGCATCAATCACTGGGTTTTTACTGAACCTACTATTCAACACCATGTTCTCAAATGAGAATGTATCTGCTGATAGGGTTAAAACTCTCGCACAATCGCTTGGGATGTGGTTTAAAACAAACTCTCTTGCGGTTTGCTTCTCTACTGCTTTCTCGTAACAAAAAACTTTTACTCGTTCTTCGTACTTACATAATTGTTTTGTTGCCATGTGTGTGTGTTTAATTTGATAGTACAAACATACCTACAAAAAAGTTTACAGACAAACTTTTTTACAACTTTTTTATGGATCAATATAAAATAAAAAAGGGACTGCATTTCTGCAATCCCCTTTCCATATACATGAACAAAACAGATTTCTATATGCAAGGTAACCATTCACTCGGTTTGCTCATTGTACCTTTGGCATCACGAAAACCCTCTACCATTTCACTGGCAACTTTGTGGCTTGCTTCGTTCCTGCCGTCAAAGTGGTATTCTTCGCTGGCACAATTCTCCAACCATTCCATACATAGTTTGGTAAAGCCTTGTTGCAAGGTACGATGTTCTCTATTCATCTCGGCAATAAACTCTTTGTTCTTGTTGCTGAATGAATTTAGGTAGTCAGTTACATTTTGTACTACTTCCTTTGCTTGGGTTTGTGTTGTCGCACTCATATCTAATTGTTTTTTGATACTTCAAAGATAAGGATAAAAAAGTTTACAACCTAATTTATTTTAACTTTCTGCTACAAGAAGCAATACAATCAATAGCATCAATTTTTGTCGCATCAAACTGCCAACGATTTAATCTCTTATCGTTCTCACATTTAATGTTCCATACACTATTCAAATCAATCCAAATAAGATACTCTCTATCGGTGCTTGTATCCATACAACGAACATAGTAAGCATCATTCATTTTTCGCCAATTATCAACCCCTTGATTAAAGTATTCACCATTCACTTTGTAAAGGTCGTAGGTATCGTTAAACTTGTGTTCAACTAACTCACCACTTTCAGTAACCCAAGTGGTTTTTTTCTTAATTGTTTTGGTGCTGACCAAGGTTGGCTTCACCTCTGCAATCATTCTATCCAAGCCAAGAAACAATAAAGCAATTCGCCTTTGTTCCAAGTTAGGAATTTGTGCTATCTCGTTAAAGGTTAAGGGTTGTATCTCACCCCAAAAATCTTGTAACTCATCAAGGGGACAATTCTATTTGTTTAATTCAAAGGTAAGTATAAAAAAGTTTACAACCAAATTTAATTATCACTATCTTGATAAACATAGTATTCGTTTGATACACTCACGATAAGTTTATTACCTTTGATAACCACTTCGCTATCGGTAATATCATCTTCGTTAGTGGTGTATGAATACCAATCATTCACCTCACCATCACCCTCAATATCGGGTGTGAAATTACCACAAGCATCACTAACTTTTTCACCGATACTATCAATCAGTTCTTTCCTCTTTTGGTTAATGATAAAATCTTTTTTGTAGTTAAAGTTTGCGTTCTCACCATCACCACCATTTATATCTCTTACGAACTCCTTAACGAACTCAATTTCCTCATCAGTAACCTCAATCTCAACCTCGCTTGTAATTCTCTCGCACCACTCCGATTGAGCCGATTTCATAAAGACAAAGGTTTCCTCATCATCACTCAATTCAATCAGCACATTCCCATTCTCACCCATATAGTGTCCATCGGAATTTACATAGAACTCTACTGCGTTATAGACCTCGTGGTCAAAGTAAGTTGCAATAACATCGTTCTCAATAATCTCATCACCCTTGTGGATATTAAGGGTTGTGTCGTTCATACTATCACCACCACAAGTAAACTCAAAGTCAATGTGGGTGATTTCTAATTCTTTCCAAAGTTGGATAATTTCTTGTTCGTTTTTCATTTCTCTATTTGTTTAATGCAAAGATATGTGTAAAAAAGTTTACAGCCAAATTATTCTCTAATTCTTTCTAATAATTCTTCTGCTTCTCTTGTTGCTTCGGGGTTCTCAATATCCTTAACTCCATTGTTAAACCAAGGTTGTACTTGTAGGTGTTTAAGATAATCTTGTGGGGTTGGTACAAACTTCATACGAAAATCCTCTGCGATGTGCAACATAGCAATATCAATCGTGTCCACACTCTTACCACTTGAATTGGTAATGTTGTAACCAAATATCTTTGGAATGATTGTGTAAGCAAACCAAGTGTTGTGGGTTAATGCTCTTGATGAATTGTTGTTCATAGTCGCCTTTGGACTATCTATCAGTTCGTGGATTGCGATATAATCTTCTATCTTACCACCCCAACGCTTAACTGAACTTTTTGAATGAATTTCTGGATTTGCCATTTGTCTAATTGTTTTGTTACTGCAATACTACGCATAAAAAAGTTTACAACCAAACTTTGATGCAAAAAAAATGGGAAACTTTCGTTCCCCACTTTCATTTAGATTAAAATAAACTTAATCCCAAACTCGTGATACTTGCTGACTGAATGGGTTGTACTCAACTTGTTTACCCATTACCCAATTACCTTTCTCAACTTGTAAGGTCTTGTGTTCGTTACTCCAAGCACCATTAGGTTGCTCGTGCTTTAAGAAACTCGTGTCCTTTACCTTTACTTCGGCAAAGTCATTGATTGTGTCGGCAACCATAAAGTCGCCATACAATGTGTGCTGATTGATACCCTCACCAACCAACAAGGTTTTTTTGTTTTTGAACTTGTCCATTTGCTTATTATTTAGGATACAAATATAAATATAAAAAACTTTACAACCAAATTTATTTCTCTAAAAGTTTTATCCAACCTTGCGTGTGTGCTTCGTTGATTAAATACTCATCACTGGCATCGTTGTATGTCTTATCACCTTGTGAGCGTAAGAACTCCACCATTGCTTCATCACCTTCGTAGGTGATCCCTGTGTTATTGTCAATCCAAATGTTTATCATAAGTGTGTAGTATAACCGCAATTCATACATTCGCAATAAGGTTTACCACCTTCTTTCACCTGGATACTATCTTTGGGTAGAAGATACCACTCTCTCCTGGAACTATCACACTCGGGACACAATGCGTCATCGGGTAATCTTTCTTCCAAAGTAATCTGACCTTCTTTAAGGTGTGGGTAAACATGCTTAATAACATCACCCTCAATAGGTACTAAAACCGCTTGATAAAATGTTGCCTTACTCATAGTACATTATCAATTAAAATGATTTGTGCTTCAAAACCACTATCGGTTCTATCCCATTCATCATTCAACGCCATTTCTGCGTCATTACGCAAAGTATTCAATGTGCTTACCAAAGGTTCAAACACCTTATCAAACACACTTGCGTCAAGTGTGGTCATATCCAAAGGTAATCTATCTTCAAT